GGGGAATGAGAACGTTTCCTTCAAATATCTCAACTATGTAGATACCGGCTCTGTCTGCCGTGAAGTGTTCTTCCGGGTGCTACGGGCGGCCTTCAGCCAGTCCCGTTTGACTTCTGGGGACGTGATTCCGGGCCTCAACATGGCTAACGCTGGAACCATCAAGTCGGTGTGCGCCGACATTTACCGCACTCTCGCCAATGCTGGTCTGGTGCAGGCAGGGCAGGCTGCTGAAGCCGCGTTCAGCGACAACACCACCGTCACCGTTAACCTTTCCACCGGCACCGCCACCATCAGCGGGCCGCTGTACATCGTGACGCAGCTTCGCACCATCAACTATTCTCTTCAGTTCTCCTTCTCGGTCGGCCAGACCGGGACGCAAATCAATCTGTAAGGAGGGCCGGATATGGCTTCAATCGCTCTTTCGGTTGCCTCGGTTACGATTAACAACGTAGCGCTGGCTATCGTTCCCAACTCTCTGACCTACGACGCAGGGGAGGGAGAGGTTAATGTTCGGTCTGCGATGGCCGGGAACCGCGCTGTTTCTGTGCACACGATCAATGCTGAAACCCGCATTTCGAAAGTGTCTTTCGAGCTTTACAACACCACAGAGCTTGACGGCCAGATTGCCGAGTGGAAGCAGTCTGTCGGCGGAAACTTTATTTCCTTCGTCGCGACCGTGAACGGCTCTCCGGTGACTCGGAACTTCCCGGGCATGTCGCTGATGAACGCCGTTGAACGCACCATTTCGGCAGATGGTACCGTGTCGCTGGAGTGGTCAGGCGATCCGATGACCGGCGCGTAACACATCAGAAAGGCAGGACTGATGAACACCAACTTGATTGACGGCACGTTTGATTTTCAACTGACGAGGCCGGTCCAGTATGCGTTCGGGGGGCAGCCCCGGACGGGTACTTTTGTGACGTTTTTTGAGCCGCAGGGGTCCCATGTCGGGCCTGCTTTACGGCTCAAAAACATCTATATGGCGGCCTTCCCAAAACTGATGGCGCTTGCCGATCAGATGGGCGGGGCTAAAGCCGCTATCGCTGATTCGACGCTGAAAAAGCCTCATGAAGCGACCGAGACGGATGTTTCGTCTGACCTTGGCGAAATGCTGCTGATGATTGATAGCTTTGACACAGACGGCTTTATCGCTGCTTTTGATAAGCTCGTCACCACAACTCACAAGCATGTAGCGGCGAAGATCAATAACGAGCAAGTCTTTACTGCATCTATCCTTGATGAAATCAGCCCTGAAGATCACCTCAACATGGCTGCCGCCTATGTAAATTTTATGCAGGAGCGATCGCAAGTCCGGAAGAGTGGCACCGGCAGCGCCTAAGGGTCGTGATGCTCTCCGAAGGGGCGCTCTCACTGACAGAGGTAAAATCTATGTCAACGTGGGAGCTTTCCCTGACAATTGACGAGTTGCAGCGGATTGCTGAAGAGCGAAACCGCGCTGTGAAGAAGAGGTAAAAATGGCTTTCACGGTCTCGTATATTTATCAGGTCATCAATAAATATACGGGGCCGTTGCAAAAGATTGCGGCGGCAACGGACCGCTTTAGGTCTGCGGCGCAGCCCATCCCTCCGCTCATGGACCGGATGCAAACCGCCATGAACGGTATCGCTGGCCTCGGTGTCGGCGCGTTTCTGGTAGAGGCTACCAAAAAGTCTCTTGCGCTTGATGACGCCATGCAGGACTTAGCTAAAAACGTTCCAGCCGAGACTATCGACGGATTCAAGCAAAAATTTCGTGATATGTCTATCGAGATGGGTAAGTCCGCTGTCGGCCTTGCTCAAATCGCCTATGAAGGCTCCAAGATGGGCCTTGCCGGGGCCGACCTTGAAAAGTTTACGACGACTGTCGCCAAAGTCTCAACAGCGTTTGAGATGAGCGATCAGGCCGCAGGCGAGGCTATCGGGTCAATCAATGCGAAACTCGGTATTTCAGTTGACCAAGTAACAACGCTCATGGCACGCGTCAATTTTTTGGCCGACAACTTCACATCTGATGGCGCACGTATGATTGAAATCATTCAGCGCACGTCAGGTACTATGGCTACACTTAAAATGCCGGACACCCTTGTTGCCGGGCTTGCATCATTTGCTGATACCCTCGAAACATCGCCCGAATTGGCCGCATCTGGCCTGAACATGATGTTCGGGAAGATGATGCAGAACAAGAAGACGATGGCGGGTCTACTGGCAAACCCGCAAAAGACAATCGCGGCAGAGCTTGAAAAATACAAGAAGATGGACGCTGTGAAGCGAGCCGCCTCCATCTTTAAGGATTATGGGTCTGAAGCCGGGCGATTCGTTCTGAAGGCCGTTGAACAGTCTGACCAGCTTAACAAGATGATCGAAAAATCAGCATCTTCTGATGCCCTTGCGTCTCTCGACAAAGAGTTTCAGAACCGGCTGGGCCGCGCATCAAACGTGATCGAGCGAGTCAAAGCCGGTTTTGAAGATATGATGGTGACTATTGGCGACTCTATTAAAATGGTCATCGCTGATTTCGGGCCGCTGACAGTAAGCGTTATGCAGTCTGTCAGAGCATTCATGCAGGCCAACCCGGTGATCGTTAAAGCATCTGTGGCGTTTATGGCTCTGCTGGCCGTTGTCGGTGTTGTAGGCGGGGTACTGGCGGTCGTGGTTGGCTCTATCTCGCTGCCGATCATTGCTCTAGCCGCCGCCATCGCAACCGCAATTGCACTCTATCCTCAGTGGGAGGCCGCCGGGCACCCGGTCGTTGCGCACTTGCAGGCGCTATGGGCCAAGCTTCAGCTTGCTTGGGAAGAAGTCGGGAAGCTGACGGTAAAGATCCTTGAGCTTTTTGGCGTCTCGGATGGTGCCAACTTTGACTGGGTCGATGCTATCGGGCGCGGCTTTGTCGCGGCTTTGCTGCCGTTGCAGGTGCTTCTCGACGGTTTCCGCGCAGTCATTGGCGCTGCTCAGGCCGTCTCAAGTGGTGACTTCTCCGGGGCAGCCGATGCGATCAAAAGTCAATTTTTCGCCGCCGTTGAGGATGCGCAATCGGCCTGGGCTGCCGTGACTGCTCCAATGGGTGCTGTTGCTCCGACCACTATTGACGTGGCGACCAAGCAAGCGCAGGCAACCGCCGTTGCAAAGCTGGACGACGCGCAATTTGCACGGCTTGAAGGTGCGGTCAAGGCGGGAATGGAGTCTGCGACGGTTACGGCTGAGGTCTCGTCTGCTCCTGCTGCGGCCCCTCTGGCGACGGGGGCAAACGCTCCCACTGGGCGGTAAGATATGGCGATCCTTGACAAAGTTGTTCCGGCATCCTTCAAGGGCTATCCGTTTTGGGTTCGCTCGGAAAATGTTCCATCTCTGGGGCGGCGCGTCGTCCTGCACGATTTCGTCAACTCGGGGGAGCGCTACGCCGAAGATCTGGGGTCAATACCCTCTGAATTTGAGGTTGACGGCTTTATCTTTGGCGAAAACTGGTATCAGAACAGCCGTGGATTCGAGGCGGTCCTTAATGAAGAAGGGCCGGGTGAGCTTTTCCTTCCGTCTGTGGGCCGCGTCGAAGTTTACGCGATGCAGTACAGCAGGTCCGTGGCGCAGACCGGCCTCGGTGAAGTCACCTATTCGCTGCGGTTCACTCGTGGCCGCACTCTGGCCGGGCCTTCGCTTGCGGAAATCGATGAACAAACGGTCTATGATCGTGGCTTTACCGCCCGCGAGGCTTTGGCGGATCGTTTTTCCGCCTATTCGATGGCGCCTCAGACGGCAGCCAACGCTAACGTTTTCAGTTTTGACGGTCTGGCAGGTGTGGCCGAGGCTGTGAACGGGCTGGTTGACTCCATCCCGGTATCTCAAATTGTGGCGGTTACGACTGCCGCGCAAAACGTTTACCGAAACGTCAATGCGCTGATTCGTGATCCGGGAGCGTTCGCCCTTTCGATCCTCGGTGAAACCGGCGTCTGGACCGCTCTAGCCGAAGGGCTTTGGGTCGGCAATGCTGGCGTTCAGCTTGCCCCGGCCTTTTCGCGGCTGATCGGGCTAACCGCGTTTGGAGCGGGACTTATCCTTCAGCTTTCGGACATTGCGCGCGCATCGCGGTCGTCGTCTCCGACAATCGGGCAGTCTTACACAGTCCCGCTGTGGCCTGCGACCACTTACGAACGCGACCAGCGCAACCTTAACCGGCTGGCTGTTGTTCGCGCCAACCGGACCGCCGCGCTAGTTTCGGCCTATGAAGTCGGGGCAGCCCGCACTTATGCGACCGAGGACGAGCTAATCCAAGCACGAGCGCAACTTGAGAACGCACATGAGCAAATCATGCGAATTGACGTTAGCAACCCCGATGTTTTGCAGGCCGATCCTGTCGTGCGTCAGGCGGTTGAGGATGTGCGCCTTGCCGCGTTGGCCGTGATGGATGGCAAGCGATCAAGCGTTTATCGTGTTGATTCCATTGGGATTAACCGGCCAACTCCTAGCCTGCTGACCAGCTATAGTCTGTACGCGGAACAGTTCAGGACCGCATCGGACATGGTGCAAGCGGCGGAAGGCGTGCGTGGCCTGAACCCTGCGCTGCCGTCGAACGGCCTGAGCGGAACCGTATCTGTTTTCACGCGGGGGTAAACGATGCCGACGAAAATAGAGCTTCGAGTTAACGGCCTTCCCTATACGCTGTGGAAGAATCTGTCTTACACGCGCTCCATTGACACGAACGCGGGTGATTTTACGTTTTCAACGACGAACACGCTCCCGCAAGCGTATCCTGTCAAGGCTGGCGACGCGGTTCAAGTGCTGGTGAATGGCGTCTCTAAAGTCTTCGGATACGTGGATGAAATCAGCGCATCAGGTGACAATGGCGGATCATCGGTGCAGGTTCGTGGCCGTGACAATATCTGTGACCTGATCGACAGCAGCGTTCCTGATAGCGTCAAGGACATCGACGGAGACGTGAGCCTAGCCAGCCTATGCCAGCGCGTGATTTCGGCGCTCGGTGCGTCAATTCCTGTGGTTGATAAGTCAGGAGGCGCATCAGCGAAAAACCCTGCCGAGGATAAGACTGGGCGCGCTGGTTCAAATTCTGGCCGTAAGTGCATGGAGTTGCTGAATAGTTTTGCGCGAAAGGCTCAGGTTTATTTGATCCCGTCCGGCGATGGGAAGCTCGTGATTTACCGGCCCGGATCTGACCGGGCGCACGATCCCATTCAAAACATGCGGAACGGTCGCAACAACAACGTCACGAATTGGTCTATCTCTCAATCATGGCAGGACCGTTTTCACACGTACAAAGTCACATCGCAGGATAATTTTTCCGACGACTCAGACGATTACGGCGAAGGCACCGACCGCAGCGGAACGCTGACCGATCCAGAGATCAGGACGAGCCGCTATCTTGAGGTGCAGGCCAAAGAGAGTAGCGATGACGGACAGTGCGGCGGGCAGGCCAATGAAGAAGCCAACTTGCGCCGTGCGCGATCCACTGAATATTGCGTAACGATCCCTGACGTGATGCAGCGCAACGGCAGCCTTTGGGACATCGGGCAGCTTGTGCGCGTGTCTGATGAGTTCGCAGGCGTGGCCGGAACGCTGCTGATCCGGTCCGTAAACGTGTCGCAGGACAACAGCGGCGGAACGTCTTGCAAACTCACGCTCTGCCCGCCTGACGCCTACAATGTGCAGGGCGTGGCCTCGACAAAAACACGTATGCGGGCTATGATTGGAACGGAATTTACTTCGGGATGATGTGAAATGAAGGTAGGCACACTTACATCATCGGACGACAGTGGCGGAATGCGGCGCGGCGTGGTCAAAATGCAGGGCCGAACCGATGCTAAAACCGTGCTGCATGCGCCTTACGGTCTGATGCACAACCCGCCGGTTGGTTCGTTTGTGCCCGTATATCAGCAGATGGGCCTTGACAGTAACCTGATCGGCATTGCCGACGATCCGAAGAGCAGACCGCTAACGGCGCTGAAAACGTGGGAGGTTGCGATTGGAAACTACAAAACCCGGTCGTGGGTTCTTTGGCGCGATGATGGAACGATTGAGGTTTCATCTGAAAACGATGTGATCATCACCAAGGCAACTAACGTCACGGTCAATGCCAGCGCGACGACCACGGTTAACTGTCCATCGATCACGTTTAATGGAAACGTGACGATTGCCGGGACTCTCACGCAAACAGGCGGCGGCGCGGCTTCGTTCTCCGGCGACATCACGACCACCGGGAACGTTACAACGCCTGCGGATGTTGTTGCGTCCGGCATCAGCCTTAATTCGCACTTGCATTCCGGCGTCACTCCGGGCGGCGGAAACACGGGAGGCCCGGTTTGATGGCTCAGGATCTTGCGCTTACGCTGGACGCTGGCGGCGGCTATGATCTGGTGATCGACGGCGACCAGTTCGGGGTTGTGGATGGGTTCGAAACCGCCGTGACCAAAAGCCTGTTCACGGATGGCCGCGCCCCAGCGTCACGCAACCCGATCCCGCAGCGGCGGCGCGGCTGGCCGGGCAACGTCATTAACCCGCAGGCCGTGGCTGATAGTCTGCTTTGGACCTATGCGCAGGCCAGAATTACCGATGAAATCCGCCGACGCATTGAGCTTGACGCCGAAGCAGCCTTGTCTTGGATGATCGAAAGCGGCGCGGCTCGTTCTGTTGAGGCGACCGCCGTACAGTACAATTCCAAGACAATTCAAATTACCGTTCAAATTACACAGAACAATGGTAATATTCAGCAGTTCGCCAGACTTTGGAGCCTGACCAATGCCGCTGACATTTCCGACGCTTAACGATCTGTCAGCGCAGGCTCAGGCTGAGTTGCGGCGGCAATTGCCGTCTGTTGACCCGACTATTCAGGGGTCTTTTGCTAAGGCGCTGCTTGATACAACGGCACTTCAGACACAGACCGGCCTTCTGATTATTCGCGATCTGGCGAAGCAGTATTTCCCGCAGACCGCGGAGGGCGAATTTCTCGACCTTTGGGGCGGCTACGAAACCCTGCCGCGCAAGGCCGCGTCACCTGCTATCGGAGTTGTGGCAGCGACCGGAACGAACGGGAGCGTTATTCCGTCAGGGACGCAGCTTTCACGCTCGGGCGTGATCTACCAGACCACCGCCGTCGCGGTTATTTCTGTTGTGTCTCAGTCCATTAGCTCGTTGACACGCACCGGCACAACCGCCATTGCGACCACGCCATCCGATCATTCGCTTTCGTCTGGGCTGTCTGTCACCATCTCCGGCGCGACGCAGACCGAGTATAACGGTACGTTTGAAATTGTCGTGACAGCCCGTAACCAGTTTCAATACACGGTTTCAGGCTCTCCGGTCAGCCCGGCAACGGGAACCATCGGCTATTCAGCGACCTATGCCCCTGTGCAAATTGAAAGCACTTCGACAGGGCAGGCCGCGAACGCACCGGCAGGAGGTGTTTTTGCGTTCACCGCTGCACCGGCTGGGGTCAATTCGTCGGCAACGGCTGGGATCGATGGAATCTCCGGGGGGGCTGCCGTTGAGAGCGATGAGGATTACCGGGCGCGGATCCTGCTGTCTCGGTCGATTCAGGAAGGCGTGTTTACGTCCGATCAGGTCAAACTGGCGGCGCTTGGCGTAGCGGGGAACACACGGGCCTTTGTGGTCACGCCGTCGCTTTCTGTGTGCGGATCTCCGGGTCCGGGCATGATTCCGGTTCCTGGGCAAACGGTCGTTTACATCCTGCGGGATAATGACGCAAACCCGATCCCGACGCAAACGGTCCTGAGCAACACGAAAGCCGCGATTCTTGCGAACGGTCGGCTTCCGGCCAACACATGGGAGGGGGATGTTTTCGTTTTCGCTCCCGTGCCCGTGTCAGTTCCGTTCGTTTTTTCGTCAATCGTCCCCGACACCACGACCATGCGCAGCGCGATTACGGCGCAGCTTCAGGCGTTTTTTGAGGATACGGTTGATTTCGAAGAGACTTTGCGGGAGGCCGCTTATCTTGGAGCGATCCAGAACACGGTGGACACGACGACGGGCGCGGCCTTGGTTTCCTTTTCGCTTTCGTCTCCGACCGCTGACGTGACCGTGAGCGCGGGGCAGATTGCAGTGTTCGGGGGTGCGACTTACCCATGACCGTTCGCCTAACCCTATTTGACGCGGGAACGCTGGAGCAATCAACGGATGAGCTTGCAGCTCATGCGCCTGATGGTGTCGCGTGGATGCGTAAGTACAGCGAGGGATCGAATATTCGGGGCCTTCTGGCCGGGATGGCCGTTCCGTTTAACGCTCTAGAGCAGGAAATCGAATACGCAGCGCGTGAGTTCAACGCGAACACAACGTCAGATCTGATTACTGAGTGGGAAACATCTGTCGGGCTGCCGGATAATTGCATCGGAGTTTTGCCGGATCTGGCGCAGCGTCGGGCGGCTGTTATTTCGCGGTTGCGAAAATCCCCAATTGTTACGCTCCAAGAAATGCAGGATTTCGTTAATTCGCAACTCGACGGGCAGGCGATCACGCTGTATCCGGGCCAACCTTATTACACGCTGCCTTATCGGTTGCCGCAGCACCTAATTTCCGCTCCCGGAAAGCGGTTTATCATCGTTGTTGAAGTGGAGCGCGGCGGCGCAAAGTTGCCATATCAATTGCCGCAACAGTTGATTCGCGGCATCGACACCAGCAAAATAGAGTGCATCATGGCTAGAATCGTTCCGGCAAATGTCTACGTTCAAATCGAGGTTAGATCATGAGAAATTTCCGAACGTTCAATAATACGCCGGTAGGGAACGATCCTTCAGCGACTGATTACTTGGGCGCTATCAACATCAATAATTTTCTGTCGGAGCTTGAGGCATCGGTTTCTCGTTCTGGGCAGACGCTTTCTTCCGATGATGGCTCTGCAGATTCGGATACAACCCAGCTTGCCAAGTCACTTTTTATCCACTCGACCAAGGCAACCGCGTTTCAAGCGGGAGGATCTGCAAATGCGATTGAGTTGACTCCTGTTTCAGGAGCGTCTGGCGTCCTTCTGCCCCCTGATTACACGCTCCTGTCCGGGATGAGGATTGCTTTCTCTCCAGCCGCATCCAATACTGGTGCGGTAACGGTAAATATCGGCCAAACGGCGGCGACCCTTTTGGGAGTAAAGTCTCTTTTATCTTACTCAGGGGCACCCCTGACAGGTGGAGAGTTGACGGCGGCAAAGCCGGTAGAAATACAATACGACGGCACAAACTTCAGGTTGCTGCCTTGGTCATCGATTACTGCGGTTAGTGTCTCGTCCACTGCGCAGGCGCAGGCTCAGGCTAATGACTCGACGTTTATTAGTCCTCTTAAGCTCAAGCAGGCGCTTCAGGGCTCCAATCAATCCCTTGCTATTTCTGGCTATCAGATTTTTCCCGGTGGCCTGATCCTCCAATGGGGCCGCGCGTTCATAACAACGAACCCGGCAACAGTGACGTTCCCGATTACATATCCCAATGGGTGTTTTAGCTTTGTAATGGAGGCAACAACAAATGGTGCGGCTTTTAATACTTCCAGCGCTGCCTCTGGCGTAAGCAGCGTAAGTAATTCTTCCGCTGTTGTTTGGGGTGGTGGAAATTATAACCATTGGATTTCAACCGGGTATTAAAGGGGTGAAATTATGTTTTATTGGTTTAATGGTGGATTTTATGTTGATTCTGTCCATATTATTCCTGATGGAGCAGTACCAGTTACTCCGGAGCGGCATGCCGAATTATTGGCGGGTCAGGCTGCCGGAAAGATAATTGCGACAGATGCTGACGGACGCCCCATTTTGGTTGACCCTCCAGCGCCAACGGCTGAAGAAATTTACAATCAAAAAATCAATGACATCAGACGCTCCGGTGAAGATACGGCACGCGCAGTAAAGGTTCCCTACAGTGCCGAAGAAGCTCAAACGTGGTGGTGCCAGTACCACGAAGCGGAAGAGTGGTCAGAAAATCCTACTTATGTGCCGGTGATGCTCCATTCAATGGTCGCAGCGTCTAACGGCGGCTGGACTCTTTCCGGCCTGTCTGCTGCGATCCTCGCGAATGCTGCCGAGTGGAAGACTGCGGCTGGAAACATACTTGGACAGGTCAAAGCTAAGATTATAGCACTAGAGTCTCTGCGTGATCAGGTCGATACAGGGACGGCTACGCTTGCAGACCTGCAGGCCTTTGACACATCTATTAACCCTCCAACAGTTAACCTCGAGGAAAAATTCTGATGGACAAACCCATGAAAAAGCCCGGTAAATCTGACTGCGGTACCGTTGCGCCTATGCGTCGGATGGCTGGAGAGAAGGTCATTCCGCGCGGGAATAAGCCCACCAGCAGCCCCATGCGTGATGCATTGCGCGGTGCGATGCGTGAGGCCCTCGGGAAGCCGAAAAAGTAATGATTCCTCTGACAGTCTTGGCCCTTGTATGCGCATACGTTGCTCTCCCAGACGATTCTACGTCTGTGGCCGCTTTAACGTTGGCAATGTTCGTCATGGCTGCAAAACTGGCGGATGGGGAGGCTATGCGCAGCCCCATCCGTTCGGGGCTTTGGTTGATCCTGTGCGTCTGGTTTTTCTGCGATGCGTTCTTAGCTGTCGCTGGCGTGACGCTGGCTGATGATCTACCGCTTTACGCTCCCATCGTCGCGCTGTTCGTTTTTTGGGCGATCAAGACATCGCTCTTGCGCCGCCTGAAGCCTGAGCCGCTAGACCGGACTCGCTACATGTATGCCCTGTCTCCAATCTCAGGGCCGGGTGGCGTGGTAAACATCTTGCGCCCTACCGCGCTGGCTGTTTTTGGCGGACGCGCCGTAATCGCTGGGGATTATATTTATTGCGTTCACAAAGGGGTTTTTAAAAAACTTCGCCTGTCTCTGGTGGATATTCGCGGATATACGCTAATCAACAGTAACGAGGCGTTGAATGTCTCTACAACTTCACGGCTTGATAGTATTGTAGGTTCACAGTGCATTCCGTTAGTATACGATTGCGCACAACTTCGTAGTAATTCCAGACTAGAGACAGTCCTTTTCCGCAGGGGTATTGTATGGACAGGAACGATTTTATCGCGGCTTTTCAAGCCGTAAAACCTGCGGAGTTAACGCTAATGGCGGCAAGCATTGCATTTGTTGCATTGGGGCGCGCATTGCACTGGTCGGAGCGGAAGAAACGACTGCCTACGATCAAAGAGGCTCTTGCTGAAACTATCATGGTTGCGTCGCTTGGCTCCATTTCTGCGGGCCTTATTGCGTCGCTTGGAATTGAAAGTTTCCCCGTCGCCGGGGCTGTTGCGTCTATCTGTGGATACTTTGGTGTCAAGACAATTGACTTCACCATTAAGGTTATTGCCAAGAGATTCGGATTTAGTGACATTAAATGTCAAATTGAAGTTGATTCAGACCGCAAGGATTGAGTTTTACAACTGACAATGCGAGAATTGCGCCAACCTCCGGGGCCGCACAGCTAGCGGTGTGGACGGGCTGACCTGCCCGGCCCAACCCCGGAGGCCACAGTGCAGGCTAACCCGGCAGGGCGAGGCGATAAAATGACCGCTCAGAACACAACTCAAATCCCTGTTGGCGCAACGTGGCAATCAATTGTGGCTGGCCCCGTGGCTGGCATCCTGATCTTCGAAAGCACAGCGACAGACTGTTATTTTGCGGTAGCGAATGAGCCCCCCGGAGCTTCCGTAGTCGGTCATGCGATCTTTCCCGGAAAACAATACACGCTGCCGCTAGAGGCCGGAAACACTCTGTACGTTCGCAGCCGCTCCGGTGGCGCGTCGCTGACCTACACCTATACGGATGGCTCGTTGCTCCCGGCACTCGACCAGCGCGTCTATGATGGCCGGTTTAGAGCCATCACCACGCAGCCGTTTTCAGAAGCGAACGTCAAAAATGGTACACAGTTTTATGCTGGAATTGAGTTTTTGACGATTGCGCAAGGTGCGTCAGTTGACGTTCTGTTTGTCCCCGACATGACACCGGTTCTCGTCAAAGGCCGCGAAATTCGCACCAACGGGGATAACGTGCTGTATCAGGTCTACCGGGGCACATCATTTTCGGGTGGAACCGCTGTTCCGATCCACAATTACAACGAGGTCACTCCGGCGGCGACGACTGTTTCTATGTTGTCCGGCCCGACCGTCACAAATCCCGGCCTCCTGATTGATAGCCAGCCCATCTACGGCAGCGTCAGTGCCGGAAACCGGGTGTCAGGGTTTACGCAAACATCGGGCATTGAGCGCCGCCTTGCCTTTGCGACGCCCTACCTTGCTCGCATCACCAACCGCTCTACCACTGCCGCCGCGTCCGTCTGGTACGGCTTGACGTGGTATGAGGGGCCGCTATCAACGGAGGTCTAAATGGCTCTTTCAATCACTTCACAGCATCGCCTTGAGGGCGTCCACCCGGATCTTGTCGCTGTCGTGACGGCGGCCTCAGATGCGTATGAGCGCCTGTACCCTGACTGCAACGTTGAGGTGTCCGAGGGCCTGCGCACACCGGAGCGGCAGGCGCAGCTTGTCAAGGCCGGGGCCAGCCAGACGCAGAACAGTCGCCACCTGACAGGCCATGCGGTGGATCTATACATCGCGATTGATGGCAAGGCCCGGTGGGATTGGCCGCTGTTCGACCGGCTGGGGGCGGTCGTTAAAGCCGAGGCGGCCCGTCTGGCTATCCCGCTTGAATGGGGCGGCGACTGGCGGACCCTGAAGGACGGCCCGCATTTCCAGCTTCCGCGCAAGGATTACCCGTGATGTTACCGATCATCACCGCGCTGTTGCCGGTCATTTCCAGCGTTCTGGACCGGGTTATTCCCGATACCGCCGAAGCCGCGAAGGCCAAGGCGGAAATGGAAATGCGCCTGATCGAAAGCGCCAATCAGGCCGCGCTTGCGCAGGTCGAGGTAAATAAGGCCGAGGCCGCCAGCGGGTCTGTGTTCGTCGGTGGCTGGCGTCCGTTTATCGGATGGGTCTGTGGGGCCGCGCTGGCCTATCAGTTCATCGTGGCCCCGCTTGCGCTCTGGGGTTGCCAGATTGCAGGGCTTTCCGTTCCGCCTCCGCCGTCGCTTGATGGAATGTTGTGGGAGTTGATATTCGGAATGCTGGGCTTTGGTGGCCTGCGTACCGTCGAGAAGCTCAAGGGCGTCTCGAAATGAAGAAAGCCCCGGCGATGAGCCGGGGCTTTTCTCTTACGCCACGCTCAGGAGCGCCATCTTACCGCGCTCGTTCCAATACCACTGCTCAACGTGCTTTTCCGAGTGGGAAGCTTTGCCAAGCCGCACCTCCCCGTTTTCGGGAACCTTCAGCCCGTTCACGTTCGCTAGCCGACCAGCGCGGGCCGGAGTGATGCCCGCTTCCTTGGCAATCTCGGTTGTCGTGTAAAACTTCTCCTCAATTCGAGGAAGCGGCAAGGTTCCTTCACCGTAAACGCTGTTCGCGACGCGAGCGGCCAAGACCTGACGGGACTTTTCGCCAAGATTCGGAAGGTTTCGGTCCGCGTATTCGATGATGAACCGGCCAAAGTCGGCAAGCGCGGCGGTGTTCTGCGGTGCCGGAGCTTCAACGACTTTGTACTGACCTGTCTTGCGGATGGTCGGCAGGACTTCAGCGGTCACCCACTTGCGGAATCGTTGCGCAGACTCTTTCCGGCTGGAAAAGATCAGATTGTAAAGGCCGGATTCGTTGATGGTGATAGTTTTTTGCGGCCCCCCAAGGGTGTCCACTACTGCCGACCCCCTTTCGTCGTCATCAAGTCGGGCCGCAGCGTCACGATATTTGGAGATATCCAATACCGCGCACACATCCGCCAGTACAAACCACGGGCCGCCTTCGCCATCGATCACGCGAACGGCGGTTTCTTCAAAGGAAAAGGGAATGATGTTAGACATAACTGTATCCTGTCAGCCGGGGATTGACCCTTTGAGCGGATAGAGTTATTATCCGGTTGTCGTCGCGTTGGCTGTGAGTTTTGCGAGGACCAAGGGGCGGACCTTTCCAGAGGTGCCGCCCCATTCTTTTATCACGATTGGGGATGCGCAGCAATGATAGAGGCAGCTTTCCTTCTGGCTGGCGCTCTGGTCCGTCTGGTTGACGGGGCTAATACGGGCGTCCCTAATGGCGTCCGGGTGGCGTTGTTTTACGCGCTGGCGATTGGTGGCGCGGCCTATGCTGGGGCTGGATGGTGGGCGCTCTGGATCGGCGGATGGGCCGCAACGTCTATTGTCTGGGGGCAGACGCGGTGGGAGGATCCGGGCTATCAGGCGCTTCGATTTGGTGTCCCGGCGCTGATCGGAGCGGCCCCGATGTGGACTGACGGCCTGCTGTATGTCGGTCTTGTCTTGGCCGCCGCCGTCAGCTATATGCCGCTCGTCTGGCTGGATAAGCGCATCGGGCTGCCGCGCTGGTGGCTTTTAGACGGGCCGGAAGCCTACTACCGGCTCCCGATGGGAGCGGCCATCATTGGCGGGTGCGCTTTGGTCTAAAAAAGAACCCCCGGAGCGGAGGCGCTCAACGGGGGTCAAGTTTAGGGGTTAGTGGCGCTCCCTCACGGACTCGAACCGCAAACCGTCGGGGTAGAATCCCGATGCTCTATCCAATTGAGCTAAGGGAGCATTTCTAATGTGGTACCGGCCTTTCACCGGGTTGTATTCCGGCATTGGCGTGCCGGAACATCAGACCGTCACGCCGTCACCGCGCCCTTTTCTCTGATTTCCCCACTAAATTACGCTGCCAAGGATTAACACATCAATGCGCAGGCTATGCAGTTTTGGGGCCTACGCAGCAGCATCAGAGACAATTTTTACCCATGCGGCAGGCACCGGAGGGCGAAAGTAGCAGCAACCCAAAACTTGTACTCGGGCCGGGAGCTACTCCGGCTTTTTATGAGACCCGTATGCCGCGCCTGCGCGCACTCCATGCCCCAAAGGTTCTGTCACCCCTGTTCAAAGCGTGTCTGCTTTCCACGCCGCCGAGTATTCCTAACGCTACCGCACGACCGGCAACGTTTCAACTGAGTTTTTTTAAGGCTTCACCATAAGCGGTGATGCAAACAACATCACCAATCACTTCAACGGTTTTATACTCATCATCAAAGATGATTCCGTTTTCTTTCATAAAAACCATAATTGAAGCCACGGTTTCAGCGGATGAAAAAACACGGTCACCTTCGAACAATTCCATTTTTACACCGTTTTCTATTTTTTCTTGCGTGCACTTATTAAACAGCATTTTAAATTTGCAATCGCAAATAACTGGATTGTTTTCTTCAAGCCAGATGCATCCGTCATACCTCAGTTTCATCATTTGCACGTGCCCCGATACCGGCACGGCGCGAGATATTCGTACTCGTGCATCCCTTCTCGGTTCTTGACGGCCCAGTCTTCCACGCCCTTGTAGTCCTTGACGTAATAGGACAGCGCCCAGCCCTGCATGACCATCAGCAGGGAAAGATTTTCGTCTTCCGCATAGCACTTTCCGACGATGCGCCGGTATTTGTCGCGCTCCTTGTAGGTGCAGGTGACGGGCCGTTCTTCGATTAGGCGGACCAGAGCATCGCGCGCCATCTGTCCGCAGGGGACTTCGCCGCCCATATACCGACAGGTCTGGCGCAGTTCCGGAGCATCAATCCCATAGAGGCGGATGTTTTCGCCTCCTATTTTGATGGTGTCCCCGTCATGGACCGTGGCAGGCCCCCGGATCTCCGCTGCGTGCGCCGGAGCGCATAGCAGCAGGGCGGCGAGAATGAGGCGTTTCATGCTTCACCTCCCTTCGCATCGCACATCTGGTTGATGTACTGGCCGCGCAGCCATCTAGTGCGGGCTATAACTACTTTACCGTGCCAGCCGTCGTCATTTTTGAGGAGCGCAACAAGGGCACCTTTGAGCGGCTCTGGATAAGGTTTTTCCGCGTCCTGCGCGCGCACCGCTTCGTAATACACTGTGTGCCCGGAAAACGACACGTCAACTGTCAGGTCAAACGTATCGACCTCCTGACCGTCGTTGCGGACCGTCAGGCTGTGGTGGATCTGGATCATGATTGCTCCTCTCGCGCTGATTGCGGACCTTTGTCTTGATTTTGATACTTTCCGGAATACGGCAGGTCGGTAGGCTGGTCGAGGCGGTGGAACACCATCTGTCCAATGGGGTCGCCCGGCCAAAGGATCAATGTTTCAGGACCGTGATTGACAAGCTCTAGCGTCAAATGGCCACGCCAGCCCGGTTCTGATACCGTATTGAAAATTGACAGACCACGACGTGCCCAAGTGGACTTGTCGCAGAGCATACCGACCACATCAGCTGGCAAGTCGAAATGCTCAATGGTTGACGCCAGCGCGAATGCCCCGCGATCCAGCCTGACATGCTCTGCAATGCGGACGTCATACCCGCAGGCGGAAAGTCCGTAGCTCATCCCTCTGATAACTCCGCGCTTGCAGAACGGCTCAATCATGCCAGACCGGGCGCGAATGGATTGGGCTGAAAGGATCATTTTTTAAGCTCCTTTCGTCCCTCGTCGGTCAGGCTGAACTCGTTTTTTGCTGACCGATGAACGAGCCGTGAGTATTCGGGCCGTCCTAGCAGTCGATATATACTGCCGTGGTCGTTGTATCCAACCAGCGCCGCCAATGCCGTAGCAGCCTGCTTACCATGTGCGGACAGAACTCCAAGGATCAATTTTACCTTGGCTTGCCGCTCAAGATGATACCGCAGCGCGTTGCCGACATTGATTTTGCTGTTGTCTCGGACCTTCGGAGCGTCCTCCTCCTCTGGCAATCCTGACATGCGCGGCTCAACCTTTGTCACTCCGCGACTGCGAATGTACTCATCAATCGCGGCCTGTTCTTCGACCGTGCGGGCCGGAGAACTTTTGATCAGGTTTCCGTGCGCATCGCGAGATCCGAGCGGGCTGGCATGGCCGAAGGCAAAATGCCTATATTCGTTGTATGCCATCATTCACCCCGCGCTTTGGCGATGGCGGCCCTTGCATTAGAGCGTGCCACCTCAAGCGTAGGCGCTCCGTCGTCGTCTTGCCATTCTCGCGAAAGCAACTCTTCCAGCGCCTCAAGCAACTCCGGCGCGGCGGCGATCAGGTGATAGTTGGCTTTGGCTTCCTCGTCTGGTATTTCAACGTGTGGCAGAACGTGGGCGACGGACGCCCCGGACCGAGACGGCGCTTTAACCATAAGAACAAATGAATATCCTTCTGAGGCCCACCACGGTCCCTGCGTGTGTTTTTCGGACATGTTATTCTCCCTTTGCTTTGGTGATGGCGGCTTGGGCTTTTTGGCGGGCTTCTTCTCCATTGGGGTCAATCGCCGGGCAGGAATTCAGCATGTATTCCAGCGCCTCCAGCAGCCCATCAAAGCAGTCGGCCCGGCGGTCCCGTTCGGCACGGGCGGCTTTGACTTTTTCGCGGGCCGCCGCTTCTGCATTCCACCGCTCTTCCCATTTTGCATTGCGCCGATCCTTGCGCGCTCTGATCGCTACCGGGTCATGCCGACCGCAGTACGGGATCCCGTTACGCATGACCTTTGCGGCATTTCCGCACTGATGCCCGCGAACGTAACCGCCTGAATGGACGCGCACGCAGCACTGCGTGCCTTTTGCTGGCTTTTCTTCGCTCATGTCACTCTCCGATCTTCAAAACGCGCTCAGCCAGCGCCTTCAGGCTGGGGCGGGCATCGTATTTCTTCAGGATCTCCCGCGCCTCGTCCTGCCGGGCGCGAAGGTAGTCGGCGTAACGGCTTTGCTTATTCGTCATCATCATCATAATCTTCAGGGCGCGTGTCAGCGTCGCAGATCAGGGTGTCAAGGGCGTTGCACCCAATTTCTTCGGCTTCAGTGTACGTCAGCTGATAGCAGCGCCACACGGAAAATGCCCCAGAGCAACCGACCTGCATGTTGTTTTTTGCATCTTGGCGACGGTTGAGCCAGTCAAGACATGACTGCGTCACATCGTCGCGGTCTGTCCAGCCATAGAGAGTTTCCGACCCGTTGCTAAATTCAATCCACATTTTCACACCCCCTCAGTTGTAGTATTTCGCAGCGGCATCGGCATCGAGTTCGACCTTGACGCCTTTCCCCTTTTCCCAGTGGATGGTCTTTTCCGTCTTGTCGATCCACAGCTTGACATTGCTGTCACCACGATGGTTTTTGCTGCGGCCTTTGAGGTTGATGTAAATGCGATGGGCATTTCCGGCGTGCCACTCAGACGAGGAGTAAACCGCCGGGTGGTTAAGGACTTCGCTGATCGTGGCCATTTTGTCTCTCCGTTGCGTCGTGTTGATGCCCTGTTATACTGCCGCGACGGAGCGGCGTCAACAGAAAATGTTACTCTCCGTAACTTTTTATTTCTCCATGTGTCGGCATGAGAGCCGCCGGGCGCACACCCAGAGCGTTAGCTATTTTGGCCAGTACATCGACAGAGACGGGCCGCCCGCCGCGCTCATACTGCACGATGGACGGGCGCGACACTCCAACGGCAGCCGCCAATTGATGCTGTCGCAGCCCTGCCCGTTTCCGCGCCTCTCTGATCAGCTTCCCCGTGATTTGGTTGGGGGTCATAATTGCTCCTAAAAAAACTGGCGGCGGCTCCGAGCCCTTTTCCGTGCGCCGCCTAACTGGTTACTCGGTGGCGGCCTGCTCCCGCAGGAATGCCATACGGCTTTCGATCGCAGCCCCAACGGGAGCATATTGAAGGTCGCTCATCCTGCGCAGGGCGGTGGCCCGCTCATCCTGCCAGCGGTCCAGAGCCTCCACCGATTGGCAGCCTTCGATTTCTTTCAGGCAGTTATTGATGTAGGCCTGCTGCTTCTCCCGCTTCTGGCGCTCGGTGGCGGCCAACGCGTTGGCCTTGGCGGTGTGGGCGGTGGCGATTTCCTCCGCCGGGGCCTCAAGGCCAAGATCCCGCAGACGCTGAAGCTGGCTGCTGTTGCTGTCCCACAGGCCGACGAGGATATCCCCGTCGGTGGTGTCGGCGATGGCCGACAGCCAACAGTCCACCCAGTCGGTGGGGCTGAGCTCGGTCACGTCACCGTCAGCGGAGACCCATTCGAGGGGTTCGGGCACGGTTTCGGCCTCGGCATCGATGATGTGGGACTCTTCCGCCGCCTGCCCCTGCGCGGCGCGTGTCGGGCGGGCCACTGCCGCGCCGTGTCCGTGATCGGACAGTTGCTGGCTGGCCCGGTCCACCGCCTCGTCGGTGTCCATCAGGCCAAGCAGGACTTCCGGCATATACAGCCGGGCCCACGCACGGGCGGAGAAGTAAATCAGCTGCTGGTCCGGCTGCTGCTTCCACAACGGGCTGTTGCGGGTGGTGATGGTCGCGGCCTGAACGGTGAATTCCTTCGGGCGGTCATCGCCGCGCAGCCGCCCGGTGACGGTGCAGGCCCGGTTCGGCCATGCCCCGGTCAGGTCATAATGCAGGCGTCCGTCCATCTGCGCAGAATTGTTAATCATGGCGATCAGCGCTTTGGCCCCATAGGCCAGAATGTCATTCACCACATAGCTGTCAGCTGCCAACAGCCACGGATTAAATCCGTTCTGGTAGGCCACCATCGCCACCGACAAGCACATGCCGGGGCTGTTGCGCAGGTGTTTGGGCACCGCCGGACCGCTGCGTGACATCATGTCTGCCACCTGCATTAGTCCTTCAAACGAGGTCGGGGCGAAGGCTGCAACAGCGGTGGAGCCGCTGCCTACCACCGCCAGCGGGCCGGGGGGCGGGGGCTGGACCTGAAGGGCGGTGGAGGGTTTGGTCTGGGTATTCATCTGTTCAATTCTCCTGTTCTGGCGGTCAGCGGACGGCCGCCTTGAAATCCTGCTCGATGACCGCGCCGGTCAGTCTGCGGCCCCCGGCCCGGATGAAGGCACGGACGGCTTTTTCCAGCGCGTCCATCGGCAGGTACGGGCGCAGGGCTTCCAGATCCAGCGTGGCGCGGTCGAGGTCGCGGAAGGTCCAGTCCGCCCGCAGGCTGGTAGTGCTGCCATAGTCGCCTCGGGTGCGGCTAAGGTCGGCAGCGCTGGCTGCGGTGGCTTTGGCGGCCAGTGCCTCGGCCTCGGCCTTGGCGCGGGCTTCCTCCTCCGCCGACAGGGCGGCGGACAGGTCGGCATCCGTGCGCATGGCGGCAGCGGCGGCGCGGGCTTCCTCCTCAGCCTTTTCCCGTTCGGCGGCGGCGCGGGCGGCCTCTTCCTGACGGCGGCGGGCTTCGGCATCGGCCTTCTGCCTCAGGTATGCGGACAGGCGGCGTTCCATCTGGGTCTTGGTGGCAGCCAGCGGATCGGTGATACCTTTAAACCAGCCGTCAACAGTCTTGCCGCCTTCCAGATAGGGGGCCTTTTCGCTCACCCGGGCGGTGTCCGCCGTCTTGCCGCAGGCCTGGATCTGTTTGACGAAATCCCCGATACGACCGGCGGTTTCATCATCCTCAATCACCGCCGGGGCGCGGTCGGCAGCAGCCAGCAGCGCATCGCGGCGGTTGGTCAGGTCGGCATACTGCACCACAAGCCGGTCGCGGATCGGGTTGGCATCCGGCGGGGCGGCGTTGTGACCGATCACGGCGGCGGGGGTAATGGTCTGATCAAACATCGGGGTGCGTCCTTTGGGTCAGAAAAGCGGCGGCATCGTGTGCAGGTCGATGCGGCGGCGGGGGTTGGCTTCGGGGGCGGCGGGGGCGTGGGTTTCTGCCCAGTCCCGCACCGCCGTCAGGTGATCAAATTCCGGCTTGGTGATCGGCCAGCCGCTGTCCCAGATCCGTTGTGGATCCTCCGGGCAGCCATTCAGCTCACCCTGAAGTGGCGGGTATCGGTCGCAGGTGTCGCGCCAGCGGTGCTGGGTATTGGTGTATCCTCCGTTGACGGTGCAGCAGCAGCTTCGCCAAATCTGGGCCGGGACAAAAGGCCCGCCCTTGACAAGACGCATGCGAAAATACCCCGGCTTCGGATCTGGACCCCGTGGAGGCGCTGATTGCGGCGCTCCAGTATCGTAGCTACGGCTCATATCATCCTCCTGAGCTGATGCCTCATCATCGCGCAGCGCGCATTCATGGTCAACAAAAAAAGTTACAGATGGTAACATTTTTCCCTTGACGCCACTCCACCGCCTCGACATAATCAGCCCATCAACAACGCAGCGGAGACGCAAAAGTGGAAAACGTTAAAATCACAATCCGAATGACTGCCTCCGAATTTGAGGCGCTCCCGGCTGGTTATGTTGTCGGCGGCGACCTCGACCTTGAGGGCACCGGTGTCACCGCCCTGCCTGACGGTCTGACCGTCGGCGGCGACCTCGACCTTGAGGGCACCGGTGTCACCGCCCTGCCTGACGGTCTGACTGTCGGCGGCTACCTTGACCTCCGTGGCGCCGGTGTCACCGCCCTGCCTGACGGTCTGACCGTCGGAGGCTCCCTCGACCTCCGGGGCACCGGTGTCACGTCCCTGCCCGATGGCCTGACTGTCGGAGGCTCCCTCTACCTCCGGGGCACCGGTGTCACCGCCCTGCCTGACGGTCTGACCGTCGGAGGCTCCCTCGACCTTGAGGGCACCGGTGTCACCGCCCTGCCCGATGGCCTGACTGTCGGCGGCTACCTTGACCTCCGTGGCGCCGGTGTCACCGCCCTGCCTGACGGTCTGACCGTCGGAGGCTACCTCGACCTTGAGGTCACCGGTGTCACCGCCCTGCCTGACGGTCTGACCGTCGGAGGCTCCCTCTACCTCCGGGGCACCAGTGTGACGAACATTCCAGCATCCGCCAAGATCGGCGGCAAAATTTACCGATAAGGATAGACAAAAATGGAAACCATGGACAACGCGACAGCCGAGCGCCTGCGCTCTTACATCGAGCGGATTGAGCGCCTGACGGAGGAAAAAAAAGCCATTCAGGCTGATATCAAGGACGTTTACGGCGAAGCTAAAAGCTCCGGGTACGACCCAAAGATTATGCGCCTGATCGTGCGCATGCGGGCTATGAACCCATCGGATCTGGAAGAGCAGAAGCAGCTTACCGAACTTTATGCTCTCGCAGCGGGGGTAGGCAAATGACCGTTGAAGAGATGATTGATGAAGCGGCTAAGGAAGCGTTCTCCGAAAAAGTAAATCGGAGGATGTGGGTTTCTGGAGAAGATTACGTTAAGTGGTCTCAATTGAATGAAGACGCACAATATAAGTGGCGCACAATTGCGCGTGATGTTCTGGAAAGCCTTGACATCCCGCTTGAGACGCTGGCCGCGCTGAAGGCTGGAACGTGGAAGGCCGTGCCGGTGGCCCCCACCGATGAAATGGCCCTTCCTTTGACGCGCCTTTATTGGCTGCTTCCAGAGCAGGACCCCACAGCGGAAGATATGCAGCACGCCGGGCATTTTGCTGCAGCCGTTATCGCAGCCGCTCCTGCCAAGCCAGGGGAGGAATGATGAAAGCTCATAAGGCCCGCATTGAAGCTGCCATCTTCCCGCGCCTTTTGGCGTGGTGGATGGTGGCAGCGAAAGAGGCCAACAAGCCGGAACACGTCACGATCCTGCGGACGCTCCGGGCCGCTGAAACCGAGGCGCTAGCGACTGACCGCCTCGGGCCAAAACTCAAGATGCTGCACGCGCTCGACCGCGCATGTTCTCCCGTGCTGCTGGGGCAGCCCATGCCGGTTGTGTTTATGACGCTGGCCTTTTCAGTCAATCGTCTGGTTGACGATGGGCGCATTAAGATCCGGGAGCGTTCCGCATTTGGCCGTGCATACGACGCGATCAAAAACGCGTTGCTGGATCACGTTAATGACATTGAAATTATCAACGAGGGCATGGTGCCGACAGCAGAGGATCTGTCTGTGCGCCTGATCAAAACAATGCAGGATGAGGGGTATTTCATATGATCGACATCAACAAGCCGGTCGAGGTTGTCACAGATTCAGGAAGTGTGTGTAAGGCCCGCATCGTCGCATCAGATGTTAATGATGAGTATTCTATTGTAGTTGTATGGGGTGGCGATAACTCTGAATATGTTACTACTTTTAAGCCGGATGGAACCCCACCTGGGGACGGCTTGACCCTGCGCAACGTCAAGATTAAGCGCGAAGGATGGATTCTTGTCTCCGCTCATAATCAGTGGGCAGAAGCTCCATACGGAACCATCTATAAATCGAGAAAAGACGCTCTTTCGGAGGCAGGCAGCAAACTGACCATCGCTAAAATTCAGTGGGATGATGAACCATGACTGACCGCCCGATCCTTTTTTCAGGCCCGATGGTCCGCGCCATCCTTGAAGGGCGTAAAACCCAGACGCGCCGCCCGCTGAAAATGCCGCCGACCGTGCCGTTTTCAACCATTTGCCGGGACGCCGCCGGGATGTTCACCGGCGACGAGTGGGGAAATGAATTGGAGCGGCTCCGCGTCCCTCACGCCATCGGTGACCGGCTGTGGGTGCGCGAGACATGGGCGCTGTATCAAACTATCAATTTTGTCGTCTATTGTAACGGAGGCGCGTTTTCCGAGGTATCAGATGGCAAGGCGGGCTATCGCGCTGACGGACTCGATAGCATCGCGGAGTTTAAAGATAATATCCGCCTTATGTCGGGGCTCGATTTTGAGGGGGTCGAGGTTGATGGAGACCGTTGGCGTCCCTCTATCCATATGCCCCGGTGGGCCAGCCGCCTCACCCTGATCGTCACTGATGTGCGCGTGCAGCGCTTGCAGGACATCAGCCCGGAGGATGCGATTGCGGAGGGGCCGTCGCCGCTTGGGGTCCCCAATAATACGTCCGAATACCTCCACATCGCCAGCTTTGCGAACCTCTGGGATGCCTGCTACGGACCCGGCTCATGGGACGCTAACCCGTGGGTGGTAGCGACCACGTTTTCCGCGCATCACTGCAACATTGATCAGATGGTGGATAAGCCATGACCGAGGAAGACGCGCTCCAAATCGCGGTGGCCACGCTGCTGCGATTTGGATTGCCGGAAAGCATCGTCTGGTGGCACACGCCAAACGGGGGGAGCAGAAATAAACGTGAGGCCGCCAAGCTCAAGCGAATGGGGGCACGGGCCGGTGTGCCGGATCTGGCCTTCATACTGCCGGACGGGAGGGCCGCATTTATTGAACTGAAAGCTAAAGGGGGACGGGCAATCGACGGTCGTAAAACCCGGCCCGGTCGGCTCTCGACGGAGCAAGGAACGTTTCGCGATGATGCCCAAGCGTCAGGTGCGCTCTGGGCGCTGGCCCGATCCGTTGATGATGTGCAAACGATCCTGACCGGCTGGGGCCTGCCCCTCAGTGTCAAACTAGATGGGAGAGTATGATGGTCGAAAAGCTCAAAAAGTGCCCACAAACACGGGGATGGCATTGGACCCCCGAGGCAGACGCTTGGCTAAAAGAGGCTGCTGAAAAAGGGCTATATGTCCGAGAGGCCGCAGAGGCATTGGGGGTAAGCCAAAATGTCGCATCAGCACGATATCGGCGCATTTACAAGACAACATACGATTCCGCAAAAAAACCAAGAGATCTTGACGCGCACCCGATTGAGCCGGTGACGGTTAAAGACCGCTGGCCGCCGGGGATCTACTTTGAGGACATTCCCGCCGCCCTCTTAGATCGCGAGATCGTCAAGAAAGGGCGCAAATATCCACCCATCGGGCCAATCAGATCCATCAAAGGCGCACAACGCGCCGCAGCACTGTAAGGAGCCATATCATGAAGGTTTATGTGACGAAATACTCACTTGGCAGCAATGGAAAAATTGCGGTCGCAAATGTGGATAAAACCAATAATGACGACAAATACTTCATGATTAACGGATGGGGCTTTATGACGCTTGGAAAAGACGCGTATGAAACGCCAGAGGCCGCCGTTTCCGCTGCCAAAGCCGCCAGAGACAAGCGTATCGCTAGCCTCAGAAAACAGATTGCCAATCTAGAGGCGATGACTTTCCGAGTTGTTGAAGGTGACGAATAATGGCAGGCAGCGTTAACAAAGTGATCCTCGTCGGCAACGTGGGTAAAGACCCGGAGGTCCGCACCACCCAAAATGGGGGCAAGATTGTCAATCTGTCGGTGGCGACCTCCGAAAGCTGGAAGGATAAACAGACCGGCGAGAAAAAGGAGCGCACAGAGTGGCACCGCGTAGTTATCTTTAACGACGGGCTGGCCGGAGTGGCGGAACGCTATCTGCGGAAGGGCTCGAAGGTCTACATTGAGGGGCAGCTTCAGACCCGAAAGTGGACCGATCAAAACGGGGCTGAAAAGTACTCTACTGAGGTCGTGTTGCAGGCGTTTAACGGGACGTTGGTACTTCTGGACGGGCGATCCGACGGCGGGCAGCAACAGGGCGGTGGCCGGTCCGGAGGCGGCGGCTTTGGAGGCGGAAGCGGTGGTGGTGCCGGGTCGGGGTGGGATGCTCCGCCGACCGATCTTGATGACGAAATTCCTTTTTGATAGCAACTCTCAACTTCTGCCCCGTCGAAAGGCGGGGTCTTTTTTTGTGATTTTTTCAAAAATCTGTTGACTGCCCGGCCCGTTGGTATACCATCACCGGTATACCAAGTGCGGCAATCAAGCCAAGGAGATGACAAATGTTCAGCGCAATCCGCAAGATTTTTTCTCGCCCGGAACCGCCGCGCGAACTGAGCGCGTGGGATAAGGCCAAATTAGAGATGGAAGCGGCCATGATCCGCCCTCTCTTGAGGAAGGAATTTTTTGGCGGTCGGCTGATCGTCACCGAACCTGACCGGTTCGGTCCGTTGATTCTTACAACGTCGTCCGGGGACGTTCTCGGGCGGGTGGCAGCCGGAGAGATCGCAAGCTTTGGCGGCTTTGAAACCATGTTCGCGGCTGTGAAGACGCCAAAATTTACCGCAGCGACCAAGTCGGGGGTCCGACTAAACCCAGACCACAAACGGGAAGAGTGGTCCCTCACCACAATAACACACCCGGATGTCTCGGGGCGGCTGGCCTTTCCCGTTACACTCTATGAAGACGACCGCGAGAAGATTGTCCAGGTTTTCGTTGACCAGATGAATAGCTGGAAGTCCGAGGATGCAAAGACGTCAGCCCCGGATGGGGTTTACCTCGACGCAGAGACAGATGGGTTGTACGGCCCCACATGGGCGATCTGCGCCGTCCGGATTGAAAACGGCGCAGAAGTTGCCCGCTTTGAGGGGCGGCAGGCCGGGTATGTGCCGGAAAACGAGTGGGTGAAGGCGAACTGTTACCCGCACAATGCGGATATCAAGGAGGTTCCGGATCTTCTCACTGCGTTCGCTGCGTGGTGGCTGGCAAATAAGGGGGCAGCATGGGCGCACATGGGCTCACCCGTCGAAAGCGGTCTCTTCCGCTCCATGCACGAGCGTGGGCTTATCGGGGACTTTGATGGTCCCTACCCCCTTCATGACATCGCCACGGCACTGTTTATGGCGGGGCACCCCGCCGACAGCGTGGATGGTTATCTGTCGTCTTTTATGGGGGCCGGGAAGCCGGAAGGCAGCCCGCACGATTGCCGGTATGATGTGGAGGCCAGCATCGCAGCCATGAGCCTTCTGTGCTCCGAGGCAGGAAAGTAATGAAGCAAATCAGGAGAGACAAAATGCTGATAACAACGTTGAACGACATTCTAAAATATCGCAAGTCTATAGGCTGGTCAACGCCGAAATATTGGGAAAATTTGCTGGAATACCTTGGTAAAACTAAGCCTGACGACGACCCACTTTTGCCGTCAACAATATTAATGCTTGGTGAATACGATGAAATTCTTTTTGATATCTCGGCGTCTTGTGGAGAAACAGGGCGAAAGCTGTGTTCAGTTTGGGCAGCAGATTGTGCGAAAAGAGTTTTATTTATCTGGGAAAAACATCATGGCAACGACAAAAGACCGCGTTTTGCCATTTCATCCGCGATGACTGGAATAAATGCTTTTAAGGCTGCTGAGGCGGCTCATGCCGCTGCTAGTGATCATCTTATGCACTGCAATTATACAGATTGGGGAAGAGAAATACGCTGTGCAGCTTCAGCCGCAGCTCATGCAGCTCATGCAGCTCATGCGGCTCATATAGACCATGCCGCAAACATTACAAAGCTTTCCGAAAACGCACGCAAAGCCTCTAACTTTGCCTGCGCTGCACGCGGGGAGAAGGGCAGCATGGATGAAGCAAAATGGCAACGATCAAGGCTATGGGAGCTAATCGGAGAAAATGAAAATGGCTGAGGACGTCAGGATTTCCGCCCGGGCCACCGCTGCCCAGCGCAGCGCGTGGCAGGCTGCGGCCCACGCAATGGGCATGACGCCGTCCGAGTACGTTCGTCGGGCCATTGAGGCCCAGATGCGGGCCGACTGCGAAGAAGCCGCAGATGCTGCGCGATGTGCGCATATTGTCCTGTCGGCGGCCCAAGACGCGGGGGGAAAAGCGACAAAAGAGTTGTTTCGATACGGGGAAGCCAGCCTTCGCCACGCGACATTGGTAGCAGCATTGGAGGATTTTCGGCATGGATAACTGCAGGACGCCGTGATACAATCGGCGGGCGACGAAAAAAGGGCGGAAGTCATGAGCCGCCTTGCGTGCCGCAGTCCCACGCCGTCGCCTATTCCCCGGACTGCATAGCTGAGGACTGCACCGACAATGGCCGTAAACCATTGGCTTCGGTGGTATCACGGGACAACCACCGACCCGAAATTCCGAACAATTGCATGCAAAGCTGGATGCCATCTGACCGCCGTTATTGCGATCTGGGCATTTCTGTTGGAGCAGGCTAGCCAATCTGACGAACGAGGCTCTATCTCTGGGATAGACCCGGATGACGTGTCGCAGGCGATTGACATTGATCGTGGCGTTGTCGACCGCATCATGGATGCTATGCGGGGTAAAGTCCTGTCGGGCGATGGGGATTTGATCGTTGCTTGGGAAAAACGCCAGCCGAAACGCGAGGACGAAACGGCTGCGGATCGAAAAAAAGCCCAGCGCAGTCGCGAAAGCAGTGCCGGTCCAATGACTGGCGCGGAGAGAATGCGGGCGCTCCGTGAACGCAAAAAAAAATCAGTGACGAGTGACGAAGATGTGACGAAATGTGACGTCACATGCGTCACTCGTGACGAAAGCGTGACGTCACGTCGTCACATTGACCGTCACGCGGACGCAGATAACCAGTTGAATTTGCTAGATAAATCAGATGTGACGGATGTCACGCAGTGTCACGCTATAGGAGAGGAGAGGAGAGGAAAGAAGAATAATAGTGTTACCCCCTATAGTCCCCCAGAGGGGGATGATGGATTTGCAGCCTTCTGGAGGGCCTACCCCCGGAAGGTCGGGAAGGGGCAAGCCGAGAGGGCATACGCCAAGGCTATCAAGCTGGCCTCCCCGGAAACGATCCTGACCGCCGCCCAGCGTTATGCCAGCGAGAGAGCCGGGCAGGACCCTCAATACACTCGCCATCCCGCAACGTGGCTCAACGGCAAAGGTTGGGAGGACGAGCCAGCCAAACAGGAGAGATCAACCCATGACAGCCAAAGCTACGATGAGCGCCGTCGCGCTGAGCAGCAACGCAAGTCAGATGACGACGACCTCAAAATCCTTGAAGCTCTTGGCCTCGCGCCTAAGCGAGTGGATGATAGCGGACCCTTTGCCGATTGGGATTACGCGCCAGACGCTGACTGATGGCCGCGAAGCCCTGCAAAGCCTGATGGAGCCGCCAACGGCGGAACAGTGGGCGGTAGCCATTGGTACCCTTAAGCGCCTCTCCGAAAACATGCGGATCGAAGTCAAGGACTGGGGATGGATGACGCAGGCCTACCGAGAGGGTTTAGACGGCTTGCCAGCCGACCTTCTGGCGTTGGCGATCCGGCGCACTGTGGCCGGATGGTCAAACGGATACCGCATGCCGCTGCCCGCCGAGATCCGGGCCACAGTGGCAGGCGACCTTGAGCGCCGGGCACTTGATGGGGCCAAAATCGAAACCGCCCTGATGGTTGCGACGAGGACCGGTTCGCGACGCGAGACGCGAGAGCAGGCAGAAGCACGCCGGAAAGACCGCGCCCGCATGATAGACGAACAACACCGCCCCGTGGGGCAGATCGAGGAGAGCGAGAATGGATGAGTACGGATATTCAATAGACGGCGAAGTGTTTTACGGGGATGAAGAATGCCGCGAAGATGCGGCAGCCGTAGCCGTAGAGGAGTGTGTACTTTTCCCGGGCAGCACATTTGACACTGGGCGGCTGGTCCGAAAGACCATCGCAGACGTTATCCCTGACGCCCGCGACCTAATCGAAAAAATGCAAATCGCAGTCAGTGCCGAAATAGGAGAACTCGGGGAAAGCTGGCTGGCAAACATAACGGTTGAAAATATAGATGATTTGCAAAGAGCCGTACGGGCGGCAATCGTTGGCTGGGCGGACCAAGCCAATCTAAATACGGAATACATTGCGATTTGCGATTGGCGGACGCACCGAGTTTTAGAGGATGGATCAACCCAGATGATCGAGGAGAGCGAGAATGGATAACAGGAAAGATTTTTACGAACGCGCGTTTTTGGCGGCATTGACGGGTCTGTGCGCGGACCCAAGCTTATCAGTTTCAGACACCGTTGAGGCCGCCAAGCAGATCGCTCAAGCTGCCGTTGACGCCATGTTTAAATCCGAGGAGAGCGGAAATGACCGTTGATGACTTTATCATGCGCGTTGCGCAACAGTTACGAGCCGTTATCGAGGGAGACGCAGCTTGTAGTTTGTGGATGCGTCTTAGCCCAGCTGAACGGGAGTATTGGGTAGATCTCACGAAACAGCACTTTATGGCTCTTTCTTTTCTTGGGCTGCACACTGCAACGCTATCCGCGTTAAAGGCTGGAACATGGAAGGCCGTTCCGGTAATCCCCACCGATGAAATGGCCCGCCCCTTGACGCGCCTTTGGCTGCTGTCAGATCAGGAACCCACGGCGGAAGACATGCAGCTGGCGCGGCAGTATGCCGCCGCTGTTATCGCAGCCGCCCCAGCCAAGACGGAAGCGAGGGGTGACAAATGAAAATTCGCATCGGAGACAACGTTACTGTCCATGCATACCGCGCCGTAGATTTTGTGCAGCCTTTTTGTGGCTGGATCGCGGAGGGGCGTTCTGCTGTTGTTGTCTCCATGATTAGAGGGAGCAAATGCAATCTTCCTCACGCTGTGATTGCATTTGGCAACGCTCTGCAAGACAGGATGTGTGTTGCGATAAAAGACCTCAAGAAACAGGACAAGCCGGGGGATGAGGGATGATAAAGATCGAAGCGCCCGAAGCGTATGAGTTGGTCGGGCTGCGGCTGGCTCAGGACGCGCGGCAACAATTTCCAGACCGGGCGATGGGGCAGCGGGGTTGCATAATTTTTACGACGACCGTCGGCGGGCTCAAGCATGTGTGGGCCGTCTGGCGCATCAAATCTGGATGGGTGGCCCGTTGGCTGCGATACGAGGGGGATGAGTGATGGAGGTTTTAGCCGTGTTTCTTTTTATCGGCGGAATCGTCGGATACTTGATTGGGGCAGGCGTTGAATCTAGCGATGCGGAGAAACGCATTGAAATCGCCCTTCTCCAAAAAGACCTAGACTTAGCGCGGAGCGGCCATCTTTCGTGTGGAAAGGAAGCCGAAAAATGACCAACGCCGAAAAGATCACCGCGCTACGTCTGGCGCTGCAACAGGCCACAACGGCGCTGCGGATGCTGACCGAGCCAGATGTGAGACAAAAGCCCGCGCACGTTCATGCGCAACTCCGGGCGGCTGAGATGGCGGCTCGGAAAACCCTGATGGAGACTGAGGGATGACATTTGCAGATGATGAAATTTTGCAAGGCTATCGGGACGGCCTTGACCCGTGCAGCCCGAAGCCGACAGGAAACAGGACGCCCGCCTATTGTCATGGGTGGCTGAATGGTCGCGATGATCTGTCTCAAAGCCCACGGGCGTCGGCTGCAACGCTGAGGAGCGCGGCAGATCAGGTAAGGAGCAAAACTGACGGGGAATAGCCCGCAATCTCGATATAATCCCCGCCCGATGGCCTTTGCACCAAATGACGGGGCGATGGCGCAGAAAACACCAAAGGCCACTGTATAGGCCGCAAACGGAGAATGAAAGATGAAGCGCTGGAGCGTAACAATCACCTACCGCACCACCGCCGGACTGCGAGACGTGCTACATGAGGTCGAGGAGCTTTCAGAGATTTCCGACCTTGTGGAGCGCGGGCCGAACTGGAACGCGATTATTAACATCTCTGTGCAACTTTCCCGCGTAACGGAACCGGGATTTACCATTGATAGTCCGGTGGATATCTAAATGGGGCCAATCGCGGAAATCTTTGCCGCTCTAGTGGCTCTGCACATAATCGCAGTTGTTTCCATCGTGTCCTGCGCGGCAGCCCGATATCTTTTGACTTAGATAAAATCACCTAAAAAACTAAAGTTTTTAGTGGGCGAGATGCCCCGATCATATCAGACCGGGGCGTCAACACATGGAGGAGATGCGATGGCCCTGAAAGAAACTCTTGATCTGGTCCCGGTCTTTGTGCCGCGCGTATTAAAAGACAGGCTCAAAGCTAAAGCCGCCCAGCAGGGCACCCAGCTTTATCGTCTGACAGAACAGCTTTTGGTTTGCGCTTTGGCCGAACAGGTTGTCCCGTTGGAAACAAAGCAGCGCATTGACAAACTTGAGGCTACTTTGCGCACCGCAAGAAAAATTGTAGGAAGCGTCCCGCACGCCGGGAACGCAATTTTGTATCCGTCCAAAGATACTCTTTTGGACCGCATCAACGACGCACTGGAGAGTGAAGAATGAAATCAAAAAACAACAATTCGTTTATAAACGAGCCTTGGGACGGATACACAAAATGGAAAAAAGAGGCGGAAAAAATTGAGCGCGAAAATGCCAAAAACACAAAAATGTTTGGAATGTTTTCATTCTTATTTTGCTGCCTAGGAGCGTTGCACGGGCTCTTATCAATTTGGGTCTCGGCAATTAGAGACAGTTCTGGAGTAGGTCCAATTGTCGGAGCAATTCTTGGAACGTTAATTATCGGAGCAGCATTGTTTATGGCTGCACATATGTTCGAAGTAATTGGAGTGGATGTCGAAGACGAAGAGGAAGATAAGAAATGAACGCCGCTGACATTCTGAAAGCCGCTGCCGCTACTCTGGACCAGCGCGGTAAAGACTACGACCAGCCCGAAGGAGAGCGGTCTATGGGCCGGATCGTTGAAACGTTCAACGTTCTGACCGGCCACACTCTGACAGAGGCGCAGGGTTGGCAGTTTATGGCCTGCCTGAAGCTGGTTCGGATGAGCAGCGCCGCCGACCCGACCGACAGCGCTGTTGACTGCGCGGCATACGCTGCGCTGGCCGGGGAGGCGCTGGGGAAATCCGAGGAGAAAGAGGGACGGGCCCCGGAGACTGACGCTGACGGATGGATCCAGTGGCATGGCGGGGAGTGCCCGGTGGATGGGGACGTGGACGTTGAAATCAGGTTGAGCGACGGGACAGAGGCAATTGAGATGGCAGGTCTGTTGAGGTGGGACGAGACAGGAGAGCTTTACGACATCGTCGCCTACCGCGTCGTGGGGGAATGAGGAAATGAAGAAGTACTATCGGATCGGAAACGCTGTTGTTTCCAGTGATGTACTGTTTAAGCACGAAGTTTTCCGCGTGTCTGGGCAGTCAGTGCTTCTGACGGGATCAGAATTTGATTGCGGTTCGCCAGAGGGGGCGCAGGCGGCTTTCAGCCGGATTTGCGATATCCTTCAGGCTGAAGACCTGACGACGCAATCAAAATACATGACTGATGATTTCTTTCTCCTTTGGTTCGGTGGAGACTGTCCGGTCGATGGCGAAACTATGGTTGAGATCCAGACTCGCGACGGGATTCAAGCGGTTGAAAAGGCTAAGTATCTGAATTGGAAGATGGAAAAAAGTCCTAAAGACATCATCTCTTACCGCCTTGCCAAGCAGGAAGCCCCAGCCCAAAAGCCGGAACGGTGGGTTCCGAAACTTGGTGAACGGTACTTCGTGCGTAGAAACTCAGGAAACATTTCTTTGATTACATGGAATAACGACAATTTCGACCGCAATGCGCTGGAATCCGGAAACGTCTTCCGCACCTTCGAAGAGGCTGAGGCCAAGCACGCTGAAATCATCAGGGCTGAATAACATGGGCCTCAAAAACATAAAGAAGATAACGGGGTTTGTCGCTTTTCCGTTGGCGGTTTCATTTATTCTGTTTCTGACGGGAAGCCAGAGTTTAAATCAAGCCGTCATCGCATCTTTGTGTATGGTGGCTGCGACGGTCGGTGGCGAATGTGTTTTATGGTTAATCACTCGGGGAGGAGAGAAATAATATGGACCGAAACGCAGCAATCACAGCAGCCAGAGCCGTCATCGAGGCGGCAGGGCTGACGCAAAAAGACCTGTTTCCGGCACTGGACAAGACTCTGGAAAACACTCACAGCATTGATGATCTGTTGCCGCGCAAGAGGTGGGTGCCAAAGGGGGGGATGTGTATTGGGTACCTGTGACTGGCGTGGGTGTCATTTGTTTCATTTGGGATGGCGATAGCTTTGATACTTCACGATTAGATGAAGGTCGTGTGTTCTCGTCTTACGAAGCCGCCGAAGAACACGCTGCCACCATCCGCGCGCAAGTGGAGCTGCGGTAGCGGAGCGATAAGGTCCATGACGGGTGGAACGTCGTGAGCGGCGATGGGGACATCATCCCCGGAGTAGGATTTTCGTCTCGGCATTCGCGAAGCACGGCAGTTTCTCATATCGGGCAGGATCGCATCGACAAGCTGGCCCGGTGGATCTGGAACGTAAAGGACTGACCTTTAGCGCGGCAGGGTGAGAAAATCTCATTTGCCGCGCTTCTCTTTTTTAGGTAAAACAGTCTTACAGCAGCGGCAAGGGCCGCAGCAGAAACGGTAAAGGACCGCATCATGAACAAAGAAATCGCTCACTTCACCGCAACCGTCGCCGTCGAAACCATGAAGTTTCTGGCTGAAAAGCATGAAGTTTCGTTTCATGAGATCATGGTTGCGATTGCCGAGAAAAATGAAAAGATCTGCTCTCAGTTTGAAGATCTGATCCGCCTTGCGCAAAAAACCTTTGCGGAGGCGTGAGGGATGATTATCCGCCGGGCTGACGGACAAGAACAGAAGTTCATCGCTTCCATGATGGTGGGGATTCAGTAAATGCTGACCACGACCCTTAACGAAATCCGCGCTGCCGGTATCTATCGAAGTGATTGGGAAAATTTTCTTAAACATCTGGGCAAGACTAAGGAGGACAACGAGCCTCTTCCGGTAGCCGCTGTTCTGGACTTCAAAGGCATCTCAGATGCGCTCTGGATTGTCGCGAACATTTTCGGAGATAAGAGCCGTAAGTTGTGCGCAACTTTTGCTGCGAACTGCGTGAAGCGTGTGTCTCCTATCTTGGAATCCATCGTGATTAATGCTGATAGAAATGGGGATGAATGCGCGGGACTCGCTTCTGAAGATGCAACCTACGCTGACCGCGCTAGAAACGCTTGTAGATCTGCCTATTACGCCGCTTTCTGTGCCGAAACAGACGATGTATACTTATCCGCATACCTTGCCTTCCACACGGCATCGCTGGCTGCGGACGCCTCACTTGATTTTGACGCCGAACGCGAATGGCAGGTTGGCCGCTTACGGGAATTGATCGAGGAGGCCGAGTAATGACGCCAGACCAGTTTGAGAGATCATGCCAGATACTCTATGGAGACAATTGGCGAAACCCTGTAGCCCGTGACTTTGACATATCGTTGCGGACCGTGCAGCGTTACGACGCCGGGGATTCTGAGGTACCGAAATGGCTGCGGATGGAGCTTTTAAACCTTCTGACCGCGCACGTTGACATGGCGCGGGAACTGATCAGGGAGCTTCAAGAATGATCTATACGTTGATAGGAAACGTTCTGGCGGCTCTTTTAATTGGTTCTCTCATGACTGTATGGATGGTAATGCTTGAGGGGCAGCGATTAGGCGTCATGCTGATTGCAAACAGCGTGCTTGTGCTGGCTATTTACGCTTGGCAGACGCGGGGGCGGAAATGACCCACATCAAGATCGGAAATACGCTGCTGCCGCTCTGCTCCATGAAGCCTGACTGTCTGGCACAGGTGTCAGGAAATGTTGTGATCCTGACGACTGGCAACGGTCCTGAAATTAGGATCGAGTGCGAAAACGAGGCTGAAGCCAGTCGCGGGTTGAGCCAGATTCAGGCGGTGATGATGGTCCGGTCTGAGTGGAACCGGCTGGAAACCAAGGGAGCTAAAAAAATAAAGGCTTAGATTTTTTCGTGTGACGAGACGATCAAAAGCCGATATAACAGTTTCATCAGCAGCGGCAGGGGCCGCAGCAGAAACGGCAAGGGGCCGCATCATGGAAAAGATCAGCTACGATTTCGAAATCTCCAACATCGTTTGCGATAACCTGTTTCTTCTGGTAAAGCCGGGTCGTGGTCGTAAGGTTGTCGCGATGAAAGAGATTGCCGGGTCTGCTAAGGCTTCCGACTTTAACGAGTTTCAAGACGGCATGATCTGCGTTCGCGCTGATGAGTTCTGCTCTGGTGGCCGGTTCTTCACGCTGAATGGAACCGGATACCTGCCGGTTGCGTCTGATGCAGCGATTGCCGCTCGTCGCAATAAGTTTGCTGATGAAGGCTTTGCTTCCTTCTCTGTTTCTCTGTGATCGGTGGCCGCGATGATTATTCGTCGCTATAACTTCAAGCTGTATCCGAATGCGACGCAAGCCGCCCGGCTTGATGTGGTGCGGAGTCTGCATTGCCGCCTGTATAATGCTCTTCTGGAGCAACGGATTGATGCCTTCGAACGGTGTGGAAAGAGCCTTACGTATTTCGATCAGACTGCCAACAACACTAAGCTTCGTGCCGTAGACCATGATTACAAAGCTCTAGGTTCAGCGTCGATGAACGGGACGGCGAAGCGCCTTGATGAAGCGTATAAAGCTTTCTTTGCTCGCGCCAAAAAAGGAGATGGAGCGTCGTCTGGATTTCCTCGCTACCAAGGTTCAGAGTACTACTCAGGATTCCCGCTAGGAAAACCAAAGGCTGGATGGGACTGCGAAATTGGGGAGAAAAAAGGCCGTGTTCGGATCCAGTCTATTGAGGGATGGATCAAAATGCGCGGATGCCTGCCGAATGGTGGGACGGTCAAGAACGGTGAAATTCTTTACCGTGGCGGAGAGTGGTTTCTTTCCGTCGCGGTTGAAACAGAATCCCGGCGTGTGGCTGGGACTCGGAAGGGCGTGATCGGGCTTGACCTGATGACGCAGCTTGCGAAGATCGTTGACGGCGAATGTCTCGCCGGTCCTGAGGTTGCGGTTTCTATCGCTTCTGACGGACGAATCACCCTTAACTTTCAGGGCTTTAACGGGGAAGCTCCTACGGAAGCCCAGGAAATGCGGGGTGACGACAAGAACGTAGTGGTCTATGCTGTGGTCGGGATGCCTGCGGAAGCCCATGAAGCGCAGGGTGACGACAGTGAGTTGCGGAATTCCAGAGAAGAAGTTGACTGCGTGGGCCAAATCCAGCAGGCCATGGCGCGGTGCAAGCGGGGCAGCAACCGCTATAAAAAGCTGCGGACCATGAAGGCGCGGCTTGAGGCGCGACAGGCTAACCAGCGGGCCAACCGCCTGCATAATCTGTCAGCAGCTATCGCCCGCGAGTTTGGCGAAGTGACGATCTACCAGCCGAAAAGCATCAAGGATGCGACGGCGACCGGTGCCGGTGATCGGAAAGAACACGGCGCAAAGGTGAAGTGGAAAGCAGGGTTTAACCGTTTTGTCTTGAGCATGGCTCCCGCGATGTTCGTCGGGCTGATTAAAGACAAAATCACGGAGGCAGGCGGCACCGTGGCAGAGAAAAAGACCGCTCACGTTGTCGAACTTGGCAACGAGATTGTCAAAACAGCCAAAGTGGCAAAGAAGCTGATGCGAAAGGAAAAGGCGAAATGAACGATTTCAGGGAAATGCACGACCAGACCCGCGACGTTGCGAACACCCTGCACCGGGTTCTGAATGCCTCTGTTGATGGTAATATTGCGCCGGAAGATGCCTCTAAGCTGGGCTATGTCGGGCTGGGTGTTGTTGCCGCTAACGGTCTGGCGTTGGAAATTGCGCGGGCTGAAAGCGCCTCGAAAAAAGATCCTATCACCGGCGCTAAGTAGTCGGGCCTGAAGTAAAATCTCTCTGATTTGGGCCGATGTCCGGCCCGTCGCGAGATTGTGAGATCAAAGCGACGAATTACCCAAGCAAATCAGCGGGTTGCAATGGTTCCCATGCGGTTACCGGCGATTTGGAGGGTAACGACAGGTAGTGTTGCATACGCCGCCACATGCGGTTACTCGCGATTTTTGGTAAAGACAGGTTGACTCCCCAGACAGAAATCAATAGAGTGTTCTCACCTCCTCTTTTCCTTCTCTCCGTGTTGATCAGAAAGCCCTTCCGAAAGGTGGGGCTTTTTGCTTGGGATCGACTGCGTATTCATCGCAGAGGCATATTTGATTAATCTGATAAATACAATCAATGCTAATCGTCTGATTGAGCAATTACAAATTGTTTCAACCTATTGGCGCACTACATCCCATTAGACAATAGAAGACCCCCGCGTATCCCGGCATCCCCAATAACAGGGCCTGCAACGCGCTGAGGGCCAATCTTATTCCACTCACCTATCCAGCAGGTACCCGTTACGTGGGCCAGCCGTCCCGGCTCTATCAAATATCCCCTGATAGGTGGGTACTATACTTCGTGCCGTTCATATGCCTGCATTCTCGTCTGGCGCGATTGGGCAACCAGACAGGGGCGGGGGTCCTTCCCGATGAGATATCCGGTTTTGAGGGCTGACCCGGTAACAGTTGGGGGGAATATCAGATGATGTTGACTTGATCCGTACCATCTGGTACATATTCAGCATCACAACTGCGGGAATTCTCCCAGTAACCGCAGTCTCGGGGCCAGACCGTTTGCAGCGGCTGGCCCCAACTCTTTTATGGCACAGAAAACCTAATTCATCAAGCGCGGGCGCATAAACGTCTGTCCTGTTGATGCGTCATGTTATACACTAACGAAAGTGTGTATCAGCAAGGAGGCTGACATGGCAGGTAGGCCGACTAAGTACGATCCTAAGTATTGCGAGGCCGTAATTGAGTTCATGTCTGAGGGTCTTTCTCTGACTGCTTTTGCCGGTCATTTGCGCGTTGCCAAGTCAACGATCAACGAATGGATGTCTAATCACCCTGAATTTTCGGACGCGGTAAAGATTGCTCAGGGTTGCAGGACAGAATGCCTTGAGCGCGGCTTGCTCGGGTCTGAGGTGGGCCCTATGGTCACTGCCCGCATTTTCGCACTGAAGAACGCGGCCCCGGACGAGTGGAGCGATAAGCGCCAGATCGACCACACCAGCAGCGATAAGAGCATGTCGCCCGCTCCTGTGATCGACGCTAAGGCTCTATCGTCTGAAGCCCTTCGCGAAATCATGGCGGCGAAGTCCGATGCTGACACAGTCTGATTTTGATGCGTGCGAAAAAGAGCTTTGCGAACGGCACCTGATCGATTTTTTGCGTCAAGCGTGGCCGCAGATTGATCCGGGGATGCCTTATGTGCATGGTTGGCACATGGACGCGCTGGCTGAGCATCTTGAGGCCGTTACCCGTGGTGAAATCAAGCGCTTACTGATTAACATCCCTCCCGGAACGTCTAAGTCGTCCGCCGTCTCGGTTTACTGGCCCGCGTGGGAATGGACGATCAATCCGACGAAGCGTTTTATTGGGGCATCGCACGAGCAATCTCTTGCTGTGCGCGATAGCTTGAAAATGCGCCGCCTCATCGAAAGCGATTGGTATCAGAAGCATTGGCCTCTGGAACTGCGTGGCGACAATAACCAGAAGATGAATTTCGAGAACACATCGAGCGGATTCCGGCAGGCTTGCGCGGTGCGGTCTATGACGGGCCGCCGCGGTGATCGGATCATCTGGGATGACCCCCTATCGGTTGAGGACGGATACAGCCCGGCGGCATTGCGTGAGGCAGAACGCATTTTCCGCGACACGCTGACCACGCGACTCGTTTCGCCGGAGCATTCGGCAATCGTGATTGTGATGCAGCGGCTTGCCGAGCGCGACGTTTCCGGCGTGATCCTGTCTGATGATTTTGGATACGAGCATCTTTGCCTGCCGATGGAATTTGAACCGTCGCGTAAATGCGTCACGTCTATCGGGTTTGAAGATCCGCGTAAGGAGGATGGTGAGCTTCTTTTCCCGGAGAGATTTCCGCGAGAAGTCGTGGACCGAGACAAGAAAATCATGGGCTCTCACGCGGTGGCCGGGCAGTTTCAACAGCGACCGTCCGCGCTTGGTGGTGGCCTGATCAAAGGGCAGTGGTTCGGAAGATACGCTATTCCGCCGGTCATCAAATTCAGAAAGATTTTCGCAGATACCGCCCAAAAAACGAAAGAGCGCAACGATTACAGCGTTTTCGAGTGCTGGGGGCTTGGAGAGGATGGGAAGATTTACCTTCTCGACCTGCTGCGCGGAAAGTGGGAAGCCCCAGACCTGAAGGTTAACGCAAAGGCTTTTTGGGCGAAGCATTCTGCGATAAATGCTTCGCACTCAGGCCGGTTGCGTCAAATGATCGTCGAGGATAAGGCAAGCGGTACGGGGCTGATTCAGGAGATAAAGAGAGAAGCGAAGATTCCGATAAAGGCCCAGCAGAGGAACACTGACAAGTTGACCCGCGTTATGGATGTGACGCCATTCATCCAGTCTGGTTACGTATGTATCCCTGAATCAGCGCCATGGCTGTCTGATTTTGTAGCTGAGTGCGAGGCATTTTCAGCAGACGATAGCCATGCACACGACGACCAGATCGACCCAATGATCGACGCCATTAATGATATGCTATCTACATCCGGCAAGAAAACGTTCGCCGTGGCCTGATCGTTGTCAAGATCAAAATTCCGTGCGATATTACACAGCGCCTAGACGTAAATCAGGATATCAGCAATGAAACTTTGGCCGTTTGGGCGCAAAACTGAAGCGCCGGTTCAGCTGAAACAGATTGTGCCAGTTGGCATTCCTTCCGGGCGCTCTCCGTTTCTCGACTACATCCTGAGCGGCAACGGCGGATATCTTGGATACACGGACGCGATGCGGTTTTATGCGACCGTCGCCAGCGTTGCCAGCGCGGTTGATCTGATCTCGGACGCAGTCAAAGCAATTCCGCCCGTCCTGATGGGGCCGGATGGTAAATTCGTCGAAAGTTCCGAGCCTTGCGCGTTTTTAGAGCGCCCAAACCCGTTCGATACGCGGGAGCAGTTCATCAAATCCTTGGCAGCGCATTACCTGCTGACCGGCGACAGCCACGGAGCGATGATCGGCAACATCCGCTCCAGACCGTCAGAGATTTACGCGATCAAGCCGTTTGACGTGACGCCATCCGGCGACGGTTACAGCCGTTATCCGACCATGTATATGGTCACCATTGGCGAGGGCGCAGGCACTTACCGGCGTGACATTCGTGACCGGATGGCCCGATATCTCGACGGCAGCCTGAAAGAGTTTTTCCGCATTCGCTCTTTTTCGTCTCGGGCGGACAACTGGTATTCAGACAGCCCCCTTCAGGCCGCGCTCTTGGAGGCGAAACAGCAGATTCAGGCCCGTGTTCATAACCTTTCTCTGTTGCAAAACGGCGGAAAGCTGACACTTGTTGCCACTTTTGGGGACGACCCAACGCAGGAGGAGCTTCGCGAGCGCATCCGGGCCCTCAATGAGCAGGTTTCCGGCGCGTCAAACGCTGGTCGGGTGACTGGCGTCTCTGGAACTGACGTCACGTTTCAGGAGTTCGGCCAGAACAACCGCGACATGGATTTTGCGGAGCTAGACGCCATTGCGGGGCGCGCCATCTATCAGCGATATAAGATTCCACTGCCGCTGATCTCAACAGACGCCAGCACTTTCAATAACATGGAGACAGCGACCTATCATTTCTACGATAACGCCGCGCTCCCAGTATATCAGGCGCTTATGTCTGGGCTTGGTCTGGCGCTCCTGCCCCGGTTCGGGTTGGATCCGCGTCAATGGTCATTGACATACGACCCGGAACAGATTACCGCGCTTCGGTCCCGTATGCTGGATGAGCTGGAGAAGCGGCGGACCCTTGGCATTGAAACCGTAAACGAGATGCGTTCCCTGCTGCCGGGCCGCGAGCCGATCCAAGGTGGAAACGTTCTGTATCAACCGGCCAATCTTGTACCGGTCGGTACAGATTTGTACACAGACGACGAGGCAGACTATCAGACGGCCCCGGCTCTGCCTGAAAATGAGGCTCTGACCTGATGCCAACCATTGCGCAAATCGCTGCGGATGACCTGCGCAAGAAGCTGCGCCTAGAGCGCGTCTTTTCGCCTGAGATTCGCAAGCTTTTTCGAGCGCAGGCGGACGAATACCGGCGCGCTGTGGCCCGGTCTGGTTCGTCGCCGGGGGCCGAAAGTTACCGCGATGACTGGGAAGCCGCGCTTAGGGTGCAATTCCGCAGGTGCCAGAAAGCTTTCCGGCAGGACGTCGCGCTTGCGTCCGGGGCCAAGTCTTTTCAGGGTTGGGCGACAAAGGCCGATCTGACCGCCGACGAAGAGCGGGAGCTTAACGACCTGATCGATGAGGCGTTAGGCGCGTGGGCGCTGGACAAGTCGCAGGAAGACGCTGATATCATCACAGCCACGACAGACCGGGAAATGCGCGAGGCTTTGGCGCAAGCGCGGATTGATAGCGAGGACCAAGACCTTGCATCGATTGCCGCCCTTGCTGCGACCTACCTTTTGCGAAAGATGATGGCCCGCGTTCCGACTATTTCGACCACTGAAACGCAGGTCGGTGCGGAATCCACAAAATACATCGTCTCGGAAGCTATGAGCGGCAAGGTTCCGTCTGCCCTTAGCAGTAGACGCACTAGACTGGAAGGCGCTCCGCCCGTTTATCGTGCTGTTGGTCCTGAACGTCAGACGACGAAAACATGGGTGACGCAAGGGGACCGTCGCGTTAGACCGTCGCACGTCGCGGCCAATCGTCAAAAAGTGCTGAATGAGGAAAAGTTTAGCGTGGGTGGGTACCGTCTGCGATTCCCCGCCGATGGGTTATTTGGCGCTCCGGCATCAATCATCTGTAACTGCCGCTGCCTTTCCGTCTATGAGGTGTCTCCATGATCCGAAAAATCATCCGCCGTTGCATTCTGTGCAAACTGATCCGGGGCAAGTGATATGGCTGCCTATCGCGGACAAGAGATTGACCTGAAGCCGACCGCTGAAATGCAGAAGGCGGCAGAGCGCGGACTTGAGTTTCGTCGCGAACATGGGCGTGGCGGGACTGATGTAGGGATTGCCCGCGCTCGTCAGCTTGTCAATCGGCAGGAGCTTTCAGCCTCGACCGTGCGCAGGATGCGCTCTTTCTTTGCGCGGCATGAAGTGGATAAGCAGGCAGATGGCTTCCGCGAAGGAGAGCCGGGCTATCCGTCTAACGGCCTGATAGCGTGGCTTCTCTGGGGTGGCGATCCCGGAAAAGCGTGGGCCGAAAGAAAAACAAAAGAGCTTGACAAGATAGACGAGGCAAAATCAATTGATATTACAGAAGATGATGGTAATATCTCGGTAAGTGGCTCAGAGGGTGCCGGAATGCGTAAGAATTTCACCACGTTTTCTTTCGAACTGAAGGCGCTGACCGAGGAGCGTGAATTCTGGGTGTTCGAAGGGTATGCCAGCACTTTCGGAAACGTGGACCGTGGTGGCGACGTGGTGGAACAGGGCGCGTATCAGGCCACCTTGCTTAATCTTGCGCAGAACGCAACCCCGATCATGGGCACCGATTACCGGAAGCTACTGCCGATCCTCTGGCAGCATAAGCATCATGAGCCGGTGGGATCTTTCGTTGAAATGCGCGAGGATTCGATTGGCCTTTACGTCAAGGGGATCCTCCCGAAAGCTGACGATTTCGTTACCAAGCGCGTTATTCCGCAAATGCGCGTTGGGTCTATTTCAGAAATGTCCATCGGTTACGTTCCCGATGACAGCGAATTTGAAAACGGGGTGCGCAAGCTGAAAGCGGTGACCCTCTATGAAATTTCGCTGGTAACGATCCCGATGAATACCGCAGCAAAGATCACTGGCATGAAGACCGTGGTCCCGTATCAGGATCTTCCGCTTGCCGATGAGAGTCGCCCGTGGGACGGTGTAGCCGCCGAGCGCCGTGTGCGCGAATGGTCTGACTCCCAAGAGGAGCCGAGCGACGAATACCGCAACGCCTTCCTCTGGTACGATTCCGAGAATGACGAGAATTTCGGTGCCTACAAATTGGGCATCGCGGACGTGATCGACGGCGAATTGAAGGCCGTCCCCCGTGCCGTCTTTGCCGCCGCTGCCGCCATGCGTGGCGCACGGGGTGGCGTAGATATCCCAGACTCTGACCGGGCCGGGGTCATCGCAAATATCGAACGGTATTACCGCAAGATGGACCGCGAAAGCCCGTTTGGTAAGTCGTTTCGAGTGGATGAAATTTCTGTCCTGACCGAACGCCAGCTTGAGGCCGCGCTTCGGGACGGTGCCTCTTTTACCGCGTCCGCTGCGAAAGCAATAGTGGCGGCGCTCAAATCCTCGCAACGGGATGTTGGGGGGAGTGATCAGCGGGAAGCTGAAATCTCCGAGGCGTTACAGCGCCTTAACACAACTCTTAAATCCATGATGTGAGGAACACATGACCGACAACATTTCGCAGCAGCTTGAGACTGCTGTTAAGGGTATCGAGGCCGTTCAGGGCCGCATTACCGAGATGAAGTCTAAGCTGGACGTCATCGATAAGGACATGATCGACAAGGCCGCCAAGGATGCGACCGACGCTCTGGCCGCCACTCAGGAAATCAAGCAGAAGGCCGCAGCCGTTGACGCCATGCAGAAGCGCATGGAAGATCTGGAAGCGGAATTTGCGCGTTCTGGCGTGGCCGGTAAAGGCTTTGACCGCGACGCTTCTCAGCACTTCGCCCGCTACCTGCGCAAGGGCGACGCGATGCCGGAAGAGGTTGTGCGCTCCCAGATCGATGCTTTCTTGCAGAAAAACACCTTCGGCGCTGATCCGACCCGTCTGGAAATGCAGAAGAAGGATCTTCTGGAAGGCTCCAATCCGAACGGGGGCTATCTGGTCACTGCTGACCGTTCGAACCGCATGATCACCCGCATTTTCGAAACCTCGCCGGTCCGTCTGGTTGCCGATGTGCAGACCACCACCAGCGATGTTTTCGAGATGGTCCTTGATGACCAGCAGGCAGAATGTGGCTGGGTTGGTGAAATTTCGGCACGCCCGACCACCGACACTCCGAACATCGGCCTGACCAAGATCCCGGTTCATGAAATCTACGCGCAGCCGCAGGTTACTCAGCGCCTGATCGATGATGCCGGTTTCGATATTGAGGGCTGGCTGGTTCGTCGCGTGGCTGAAAAGATTGGCCGCACCGAAAACACCTCGTTTGTCGTCGGTGACGGTTCGGCCAAGCCGCGCGGCTTCCTGTCCTATGCGGCGTGGTCTTCGCCGGGCGTCTATCAGCGCGATGCTGTGGAGCAGGTCACCTCTTCCACCTCCGGCGATTTCACCGCTGATGACGTGATTGCGCTGCACAATACCCTGCTGGAAGACTACCAATACAACAGCACGTTCGGTATGCAGCGTTCGACCTTCACCAAGGTGATGCAGTTGAAGGCGACGAACGGCGAATACCTGCTGAACCCGCGCGTCCTGTCTGAAGGCGGCGAGAAGATCCTGCTGGGCTCCCGCGTCGTGTTCATGTCCGACATCCCGTCCGTGGCTGCCAACGCTCTGGCGATGGTCGTTGCCGACTTCCAGCGGTTCTACACCGTCGTGGATCGGTTCGACATTCGCGTGATTCGCGACATGTACACCTCTAAGCCGTACATTAAGTTCTACACCACAAAGCGCACCGGCGGCGCGGTGATGGACTATGCGGCTGGCAAAATCCTGAAGATCAAGGCGTAAGGAGCGCAGACAATGGCTATTGTTTCGACTGTTGACCTTCTCGGCCTGGCCTTGTCGTCTTCGGGTGCCATCACCACCAACACCACCACTGCGGGCGCGATCCTCGACACCGCGCAGTTTGAAATGGGCATCACCTATTTCATGGGGTGCCCGGCGCGTACCGACGGGACCTATAAGCTGCTTTTGGAGTGGGGCGATAACTCGGCCCTGTCCGATGCGGTGGCTGTTCCGGCTGCTAACCTGCTGGTCACTACCGGCGCTAACCCGGTGACTACCGGCATTACTGCCGCCACCGCATCAGGCGGCGAGTTCCTGAAGGTGGGCGTGATTTGCGGCGACAAGCGTTACATTCGTGCGTCTGTCGTTTCTACCGGCGTGACTTCCGGCGCTACCATTTCAGTTCTGTGTGCGCGTTCTTCCGAGTGCCTGCCGCAGTAATGTGCTAACTGCGGGGGTTTCGGCCCCCGCCCCTAATCCAAAGGGTATGACCTATGATTGACGGCTCGAAAACGTACATTGGAACCAAGCAGGTGAAGGCTTATCCGATTACCCGGCAGGCCTATAACGACCTGCGTGGATGGTCCCTTCCGGCTGACGAAGACGGTGCGGACGCGGGATATCTCGTCGAATATCTTGATGGAGGAAAGCCCAATCATCCGGGGTTCGATGGCTATATCTCTTGGTCACCTGCCGAACAGTTTGAAGCCGCCTATCGGCCTGTGACCGGGATGACCTTCGGGCTTGCGCTAGAAGCTATCAAAAAGGGATTCCGCGTTGCCCGCGAAGGATGGAACGGAAAGGGGATGTTCATTTTTCTTGTTCCGGGGTCGAATTTGAAAGCTGGAGTTTTGCGCCCCAACACCCCGTACAAGTCCATGGCTGACGAAATGGGCATGGGGGCAGATGACGCATTTATCATCAGCGGTCACATCGACATGAAGGCGGCCGACGGCTCTATGGTTGTGGGCTGGCTGGCCTCTCAGACCGATATGCTGGCCGAAGACTGGAAGATCGTTTCCTGATCCGGGCGGGGGCTTCGGCCCCCGTCTTTCTATGGGGAAAAGATATGAAAAAGCTGTTGAAAAATGGTCTTTTCGCGTTCAACGGGCTGCGGATTGTCGATATCCGGGGCATTGACGGCCTTTCCGATGCTGAATTGAGCCAGCTTGAGGCCTGCGGATGGATTGGCGATGCTGAATCTGTCGCTTCAGAGGCTAATGAACGGCATGAGGATGCGCCAGACTTCGAATTTGCGTCTGAGCTTGGCAAGGACGATCTGGACTCCTACGCCTCTGGCTTCGGCGTAAAGCTGGACAAGCGCAAGAGCGTTGAAAAGATGTTCGCAGACTTCAAGGCGGCTTTCTAAATGGCAAACGTTCCGGCCTCTTGGTATGAAACCCTCACGGTTGAAGCTGGCGACATTGTGAGTGTTGCCGATTTCAAGCTCTACGCACGGATTGACACGAACGCAGATGATGCGCTGATTGCCGATCTGCTGGCGACCGCTGAGAGCCATGTCGAGGACTACACGGGCCGGACCCTGCGCACGATCACGGCGAGGGGACATTTTGACAGCCTCGGGATTACCGGCGAAAACTGGCCTTTCGTTGAGCTTCAGCGCAGCCCTTTCCGGTCTGTGCAGTCTGTGAACGTCTGGACCGGATCGGCGCTTCAGCCTGTGACAAATACCACGGTCAAGCGGCGGCCCGGCTATGCCCGTGTGCTGTTTTCGTCGTCTCAATACGTGGATTGGATCAGCCGCACCGACTGGGAAATTCAGGTTGAGTTTACCGCAGGCTTTGGCGTTGCGAACGTACCGCAGGTTTACCGCACCGCTATCAAGGCTCTGGTCCTGAATATGTACGGCAATCGCGGCGATTGCGCGGACGAACGCGGGCTTGACCTGAAGCCTTGGCTGGGAGGCGAAAGAATCATGAGGGCTTTTGCATGACCACTTGCAAAACGATCAACGTCCCTCGCCCCAAGATTTGCGCCGGAACGATGGACCGGCGCATTAGCCTTTTGCGGCGCGATAACACCTATACGCCTATTGGCGGAGGGGAGCCTGTCTATAATTTCGTCCCGATCTCTGAACGTTGGGCAGCGGTGCAGACCGTCGCTGGCGTTGGTCAGGGCGTTGCCCGCGTGATGGGAATCAACATTGAGGATGGGGCGACACATCTGTTTTACATCAGGCGCGATCCAGATCTTGAACCCATCAATGCGTCTGAAACTTGGGTCTCGCTCGATGGCCGTTATTTCCGGCTACTGCGGTCCGACTATATCAACGAGGCGGTGGGAGGCGTTACTCTGTTGCAAACGACCGAGCGCGGACCCGACGACTTTGAGGCAACGCAGGCATGACTATTCGTGTCCTTGTCAATAAAGATGAGCAAAAGGTCATGCTTGACGTGGGCGAGAGACGCGAGGCCCATGAAGGAGCAATTGAAGAGGCCCTGCATACGCTCGGCAAGCTATGCGTTGATTACACTAGATATATTATTAAGACCGGAGAGAAAACAGGAATCCATTACAAGCGATTGCCGAACAGGTCGTCCGCTGAATTTCAGGCTCCAGCGGACCAAAGTGGCGATCTCGCGGCGTCTGTTTCTTACGTAGTTAACGGGGCTGAGGAAATGGAATTCGGAGATACTATCGAATACGGTAAGTATCTCGAATTTGGTACGCGAAATAAAGACGGAACATCACGGATGAGGCCAAGGCCGCATCTTCTTGTCACTGCAAACGAAAAGGCCAATGACGCTGTAAACATCCTTTACGACTGTACAAAGCGGCGTATTAATAAGAAGGCAACCCCGTAAATGAGCCTTACACCGTCTGCAATCATTGCACAGCTTCAGACGTATCTCCCGAGATACACGGACGAGCTTTCGCAGCTTCTGACGATTGCATCAGCGTCCATAGCTGGGAACACAGTCACCGTAAACGCTCCGGCGCACGGTCTGACGAGTGGCGCTCTTGTGTCAGTAGTTGCTGGCGTAGCTCGGAACAAAATCACGGGTTACGTTGATAATGGAGACGGCACAGTAAGGTTCGCCACTGAGGCACCGCACGATCTAACGGCACCACGGCTGTTCCTTGATGCACAAAACCTGACCATTTCCGGGTTTTCCGCGCCATGGTCTGGCGTGTTCAAGATCGTATCGGTTCCATCGTCTACTACATTTGAAGTTAGCAAGCCGCCCGGAGCTGGCGTTCCGTCTGGCACTGGCTACCTGATCGAAGATAGGCCGCTAGGCCTGAAAGGGATCTTCCCGGTTACGGTTATTGACGCTGGGACGTTCACCTATCAGACGCGGGGGCTGGCCTATCCGGCAAATCCGGTAATTGCCCTGAAGGTCTGCAAGGGCCTGCGCATTGCCGGGGCTGCCGACATCCGACGGGCTGAAGCGGCTTATGGCACGTTCCAGAAGGCCAACGTTTCCGCCGCATTCGTGATCATGACGGACACGTCAACCAGCAAAGACCGGCGCACTGATAGCGACCTGAAATCAGCGACCGCGATAGGCACCGCCAAGCGTTTGACGATGATTGATACGTTCTCGGTTGTCGTGTTCATCCCGACGCAGAACGATCTAACCGGCTACCGGGCGCAGGAACTGGCCTACGGATCACTTTATAATGCCATGCAGGCCTCACTTTTCGGTGCGTTCAAGGCCAGCGGCGGCTTTGAGGCTACGATGGTCGGGCACGGTTCCGGCTCCTATAACTCGTCGTTTTATTCGCATATTTATGAGTTCCAGCTAGGCCGCCATGAGGATTGGACTTCAGGGTTTATTCCGCAAGAAAACGTTGCCGCTCATAATCTTGATTTTGATCTGGTTCCGTTCGGGCTTGAGCCTGAGAGATTCTCGCTTGACATCCAGCTCCCTCAGGATGCTGAGCCTTAACAACGCCGCCGTTGTGTGCAATAATCGGCGCACCATCTTGCAAGAGGTAAATCATGCTGATTAAAAACTGTGCGGACGTGCCGATTGGTGGGGTAGAACCCGGCGCAACGGCTGAAATTCAGGACAAAAACGGTATTCCGACCGAGGCTTTTTGGCGTCGTCGGCTGAAAGATGCGGCCCTTGATGGCTGCGTTGAAATCGTGCAACCGGCCAAAGAGGCCACCAAGGCTAAGGAGGGCTAACCCACATGGCCGGGTCTGTCGTCGCGAATCCTCGCGTTACTATTCAGTTGCTGCCTGCCAACATCGTGCAGGCTCTTGACGAGCGCCGCGATCTGCTGGTGGGCCAGCTTGGGCCGTCAGCCACCGCCACGTCTGGCGTGGTTCTTGACAACATCAAGCAGTACAGCAAGAGCGCCCTGAAATCCCTGCTGGGGCAGGGCGAGCTTTACCAGCGGGCGCTGGCGTTCCTCGGCCCGAACGGTGGCTACAGCAAGGTTGATGTGCTGGGTGTCTCCCCTGCTGGCGGCGCTACCGCTGCTGCTGGTTCGATTGCGATTACCGGGACCGCCACCGCTGCCGGTAGCCTGACTATCTCGCTGGTGGATTCCAAGATCTTCACCGCGACCGTTAGCATTCCTTCCGGCGCAACCGCGACCGCTGCGGGCGCCCTTGTCGCGGCGGCTATCAATGCGCTGGTGGATAAGGTGTTTACCGCCGTCAACACTACCGGCACGGTCGCCATCACCGCCGCCGACGTTGGCACGGTCGGCAATTACTGGGGCATCCGCGTTTCGGGTTCGGTGGCTGGCCTCTCCGTGGCCGTCACTCAGTTCACTGGCGGCGCGACCGATCCGACCGTTACCGGCATTCTCGACGCCATCGGCTCCCGTCGTTACACCGGTATTTCGTGGCCGGAATACTGGGATGCTTCCAAAGACGAGGTTGTTGACCTGCTGGAAGAGCGGTTTAACGCTGCGAACAGCATTCAGGATGGCGTGGCCTTCATCGGCAAGTCTCTGACCTATGCGAATGCTCTTTCTTATTCGTCGGCGCTGAATACTCAGGTTCTGGTTGCGATGGGTTCCGGCAAGGTGGCGACCGGCCCGGCCTGCCTGCGTCCGGCTGATTGGGTGGCTGCGGAATTTATGGGCATCCGTGCCCGCCGTCTGACGTCCGGTGCGCCGATTGCTGACTACATCGTTGCCACCTCCGGCCCGCTGGATGCCTTTGGCGGCGGTCACACCGCTTCGCTTCCGTATTTTAACACCCCTCTGGATGACACCCCGCTCTCCAACATCACGGATGGCTATGCGGACCTCGAACAGCTTGACCTGATCGACTCCGGCTTTACGGTCTATGGTGTCTCCCCATCAGAAACGAATGTGGTGATGGGGCAGGTTGTCACCACCTACAAGACCGACGCGGCGGGGAATGAGAACGTTTCCTTCAAATATCTCAACTATGTAGATACCGGCTCTGTCTGCCGTGAAGTGTTCTTCCGGGTGCTACGGGCGGCCTTCAGCCAGTCCCGTTTGACTTCTGGGGACGTGATT